CTACGGCCTCGTGACGACGGCGGCGGGGAGCGGCACCCATCGCAACCTCAGCATCGGAACGAGTGGCGGCAACAAGCACTTGTACTTCCAGGCGAACGGCTCCCAATACTGGCTCGTGTCCGGTTTCGGCGGGCACATTCTCTCCAACTCCGACAACAACTTGGACGTCGGGGCATCGGGCGCGAACCGGGTGCGGACGCTCTACTGTGGCACGTCCGTGGTGATCGGCACCAACCCGGCCACTTCCGGCAACATCCGGCTCGCCAACGGCGCCGGGATCTTCTGGCGCAACGCGGCGAACACTCAGAACATCCAGGGCATCGCGGTAGGCTCGTCGGATCAGGTGCAGATCGGTGACGGGACGAACGACGCGGGCGGCATCCACTTCTCCACGGCGGGCAACCTTGTAGAGCAGCGGCGCACCACGAATGCCCAAGCCTTCCGCGTCTACAACACGTTCACCGACGCGAGTAATTACGAGCGTGCTATCTTCTCCTGGGGTAGCAACGAGCTTAACATCGGCGTCGAGAAGGCTGGCACCGGAACCGCTCGCCAGATCAACATTGTCACGAATGGTACGGCGCGGTGGAATTACGGGGCCACGTCAGGCCACTACATCGCGAACGCAGACAACACCTACGACATCGGGTTGAGTGGGAATAACCGGCCTCGCACCACCTACATTGCGACGTCGACCATCATCGGCACCGGCTCCAACTTCGTCACGATCGTTCCGGCGAACGGCGCGAACTCGGCCCTGGTGATTGAGACGGCGACCGCCACCAACAACCTCGGCCACATCCACATCGCCGGTTCCGCTTCCGCCCAGATCGGCTTCGACCAGACGAACGGCGCGGCTGACAATCAGGTGTGGGATATCCTCGTCTCGTCGGAGCAGTTCAAGTTCCGAGCTGTAAATGACGCTGCATCCGTCGCAACGAACTGGCTGCTTGTCGAGCGCACGGGGACGACGATCGATTCGGTCCAGTTCCCGAACAGCAATGTCCTGATCGGGACCAGCACGAACCCGTCAGCCGGCGGAGGCAAGGTCCTCGTCCTCGGGGACAACGGCGGCAACCCGACCATGGGCTCGAATACCGCCGGGTTCTTTGCCAAAGACGTGGCGGGGACCGTAGAGGCGTTTGCCATCGACGAGGGCTCGGTCGCGAACCAGCTGACCTCGCACAACCCCAAGACAGGGGAGTGGTGGATCAACACCTACTTCCTCGCGGAGAACAAGCACAAGACTTTCCACGTCGAGCGGTTCCTGCGGGACCTGTGCGAGCTGGTCCCCGAGATCAAAAGCAGGATCAACATCGACAGCTACTGGGAGGTCACGGAGGCCTTCTCTCATCTTGATTCCGAGGTTCTTGTCTAACTCTATTTCTTGGAGGAGCCATGCTGACCGCGTCGGACATGCAGCCGGAAGGGGGCACGCTGGTGATCCAGTTCGGCCCGGATGGGAAAGTCGCCCGAAGCAACTTCAGCGGGAAGGCGCTGGTGAAGTTGCCCGAGGGCATCGACGCCGTGCGGGCGAAAGCGTACCAGGGGGCGGCGAAGTCGTCGGAATTCGCTCCGCCCTGGAGCGCGGAGTCCCTGGCGTTCCTGAACACGATCGGACCCAAGCTGAACGCGATCGCCTGCGGGGACGCCGCCAAGAAGCTGAACGCCGAGGCCCAGCAGCCTGAGAGCGGCGGGGAAACGGTCTAACGAGAGGATTCGAGGATCCCATTTTAGGAGACGGGGACATGGCCAAGACCGTGGAAGTGACTGCAACGGCGTACGTGTGGAACTGGATCTTCCCGCGCCTGGCGGCATTCGAGCTCCCGGAATCCCTGGGGGAGGGCGACGGGAAGGACTTCGATGAGATCCAGCGCGCAATCGTGAAGACCGAATGCGCGGAAGCGGTGAAGGAGTTCAAGGCCTTCTCGCACTACGCCCAGCAGCTCGGGGCGAAGAACAGGGTCATCTTTGGGCACAAGGAGGACTGGAAGGAGACCGAGTCCCTGCCGGAGGCCTTCGGGGAGGAGAAGTCCCGCAAGAAGAAGCGGAAGGACTTCGAGCACCTCAACCCCGAGAAGTCCTACACCCTCAAGTTCAACAAGGATGCGCGCAGCGGCCTGACGTGGTTCTTCCTGACGCTGCTCTCCCCGCCCGTGATGATCGAGCGCATGATCGGGCGGAACGAGAAGCCCGTGCAGATCCCGTCCCACGACGCGGCCACGCCCATCCAGGCCGAGACTTTCATCTGGCCCATCGTGAAGCAGCTCGGCCGAGAGAAGGCCATGCGCGAAGCCCTCGGCCTGGACAACTCGCAGAAGAAGCGGGCCTGGGCGGACGACGAGGACGAAGGGGTGCCGGTCCCCACCAAGACCGGCAAGGGAGAGGAGAAGCTGGCCGAGGTCTAAATGCGCAACCCCAACATCGCCGGCCGCAAAGAGCTGGTCGCCCATCGCCGATTCGTCACCGGCGTGACGGCGAGCGTGCCGGCCTACAAGGAGGTCGACCAGGCCGAGAACAAGGAGTGGCTTGTCGACGTCTACATCGGCCCGCTCGAGGACGTCACGCAGAACATCATCCGGGACGTCCCGATCGCGCCCTACGCGCGCCAGCTGATCGGGGACGTCCGGCAGCCGGTCCTCCTCGAGCGCTCGAAGCAGGGGAAGTACTCGGTGATCGGCCGCTCGAAGGAGCTCCCCGCCGGCTTCCAGCTCCCGGAGGGATCCATCCTCGAGCCGACGTACCACCGGATCGAGTACAACTACTCGAAGCTCCGGCTCTCCTACGTCGCGGACCTTGACTACGAGCTCGAGGCCTGGGGGGCGAAGGAGTGGGAAGATCCCGGCCTTCCCTGGCAGGCCGTCACCGTCTCGAACGCCTTCGGCCGCGCGATCATCGGCCCTGGGGTGGCCGCCGAGGACCTGGCCCCCTTGGTCGACCCCGTGCCAGTCACCACGACCACCACCAAGCACCTCCTCGTCAAGCCGTTTACCTGGGGGCCCGGAGGAGATCCGGACGCGCTCGTCTGGGGGACGACCCCCTGGGGGGCCATGAACCAGAAGACCCTCGAACTCGTGGAATAGGAGACCGTCCATGCCGCTCAGCCTGACGCCGATCCCCGCCGGAAGCACGAGCTACCCCGCGATCGTGCAGGCGAACTGGGACGCGATCGAGTCTTTCTGCAACCAGCTCGCCTCCCAGATCCTGGCGGCCGCCGGGGACGGCGCCGATCTCATCCTGGACGTCTTCGACCGGCCGGGCCTGGTCGGATCGACGAGCTACGTGCTCGACCTCGAGAACTACGCGGGCGGCGCCGAGATCGACATCGGCCACCGTCCGACCGCCAACCCGGCGCTCGGGGAGCAGGACACGTCGATCGCGTGGGGGATCTTCGGGGGACAGCGGGCCCGCGTGGTCCAGAACGAGGACGTCACCCTGAACGCCGGCGGGATCATCGCCGGCCTCCCGAAGACGATCTACGTCGGGATCCCGTCCGACGGCACCGCCCAGCTCTTCGAGGACAATACGACGCCGAACGTCCTCTACATCTACTCGATGTGCTGGAACGGGTTCTCGCTCACCGAGTTCAAGCGCCTGGCGCCCATCCTGCCGGGGTACTCGCTCCTGCAGCGGGTGGTTGCGGCGCCACGGGAGGTCCGGGCGAGCGATGAAGTGACCGACTTCCTCGAGCACGACGAGGCCCGCACGATCCTGGTCACCCCGGGCGACGCGGCCGACAACGAAATCGGGGTCCACGGCTCGCGCGAGATCCTGGGCTTCTTCGTCCACTTCCCGCAAGGGGACGAGGAGGGCGGGCTCTGGGCGCCGGCGGGCGAGGACAACAAGCTGACCCTCAAGATCCAGTGCGAGGGCGAGGACTGGACGGAGGAGTTCGAACTTGACGCCTCGATCGACGGTGGCAACTTCGTCCAGGTCGCCCTCCACGCCGACGTGGCCGACAAGCGGTACGCCACCGAGGCCATCCGGTTCAAGCTGGTCAAGGTCTCGATCGGCGGGGACGTCGTCTCCGCCGGCAGCTTCGACTGGGGCTACTACTGGCGGCCCATGATCGGGACGGAGATCCCGGTCGACACGAACGAGATGGACCTGATCTAGCGGACGGACTTCGGAGAGGAGGGTAGAGGCCGTGGACGAAGAGACCAAGAGGTACCTGGAGGCGACGCAGAAGTCCGTGGAGACGGGATTCAGCCGTCTCGAGGGGAAGGTGGACGCCGTCGCCAAGCAGCTCCACGATCACGTCGTCGAGAGCGCGGTCCGCTGGAAGGAGGTGGACGCGCGGGCTCGCTCCGCGCATCACCGGATGGATGCCCACCTGACCGAACACCAGCGGACCGATGAGCGGCGGTTCCAATCTCGCCTCCAGGGAAGAGGCATGGTCATCGCCGCCTGGGTCGCGATCGGGACGACGATCGTGACGCTCGTCGTGACGATCATCCTGGCCTTCTACAAGTAGCGGATTTCAGGGGAAGAAAGGAGACGAGGTTATGGCAGCCACCGTCGAAATCGACGAGGCCAACGGCGCGGGAGAAACCCTCTCGCACAACGTGGCGAACTGGAACTTCGGGGCGAATGACGAGAAGGAGGTCGTCCCCGCCACCTATCCCATCGTTGCCGGACAGAACAGCTACACCAAGTACTGGAAGCTGCACGTCACCGCGATGGGCGGGTCGAACAAGATCGACAACCTCCAGGTCTGGAAGTCCGCCGGCGCCTACGTCACGGGCGAAGGAATCCAGTGCTCGCTCCGGACCTCGAGCTACGCGGCGCCGACCTACGCGACGCCGACCCAGTCGACCTACACGGATCAGGCGATGCCGACGGCCGATCCCGCGGCCGCGAATTACGGCATCGGCGGGTCCCTCTCGGGCTCGCTTACCGGGGCTGGGTCGAGTGACTATCTCAAGGCGCAGCTGCAGACGACGGGCTCGACGCCTCCCGGCAACGTCAACCAGAAGACCTTCACGATCCAGTACGACGAGCAGTAGGAGGGCCTCATGGCCAATGACCATGACGGTCGCTGATCTTGCCTGGGCTGCTGGCCTCATAGACGGTGAGGGATGCTTCTCGGTCGGGGCCTCGCCAACTAGGTCCTCGATCAGCACTCGGCTGCGTCTCCGTGTTGTACTGTCGGAACTCCCGTCGAATCTCGATGCACTTAGAAAGCTTCAGTCGATGTTCGGAGGAACCATTCGCAGCAGACCGAGGCAAAAGTCCTGGAGGACAGGCGCTCGGGACCAGTGGGAATGGTGCCTGAGCGGTGATCGCTCAGTCGACGCAGCAGCACTTCTTTCCCGGTACCTGGTGATCAAGAAACAGACCGCAAGGCTGTACCTCCAGATCGCCACGCTCAGGAAACTTCCCGTCGTCGACCTCAGGGAACTTCTAACCTTGAGAGACCAGCTCAATTATCGCCCAGCCACCCGCCATCCGAACTACTTGACGGCCGAGGTTCTCTTGAAAGGGAGGGCAATCCAATGCCCGAGATCGATCGGCATGTAGCTCCCAAAGAGCCCCGACCCTGGACCCCTCACTGGTGGGCCAAGATCGGGCCCGTCGTCCACGAGGGCGACGGGATCCTGGCGCCGGAGGTCTTCAAGCAGAAGGGGCTGCTCGAGAGCTTCGAGGCCTTCATCGAGCCTCGCCAGCTCCGGATCCGCGTCGACCTCCGGACCGGGAACATCTACTTCAACAACCGCCTGGAGGTGCGGCCTGACCTGGCGCCGGGCACGCCGCTTCGGCTCATCTGGTTCCGGAGGATGCGGAAGGAAGTCCATCAATTCGACAAGAGCCTGACCATCCCCTTCGAGACTCGCTTCTACGGAATCGGATGGCAGGCGACTGTCGGCGGCCGAAATCTCAAGCTCGGCTTCATGATCTCGAGCGACGGCCGCCTCGAGCCGGGCCTGCCGGAGAACGCTCCGAGCTAGACGATGGCCGTCTTCGGCTACGACACCATCGGCGGCTCGACCGCGTCGATCGCGGCCAACAACAAGCGCTTCTGGAAGTTCGTCGCGCCGGTGGGAATCGACCAGGTCGACGCGATCTCGGTCTACATGGACCGGAGCGCCACGGGCAGCGGTTACGCGATCGACGGCGCCATCTATGCCGACAGCTCCGGGTCGCCCGGCGCCCTGATCGCGAACAGCGCTATCCAGATCCACTCGAACATCGCCCGCAACTCCCCTGCGTGGTACTCGGTGAACTACGGCACCAAGCCGACCCTCACTCCCGGAAACACCTATTGGATCGGCGTCCTCGCGACGAAGGCCGCCATCACCTACCACGACGCGGGAGGCACGAACCAGCAAGCCTCGCGCGCCGATACTCTCCCCTTTGACGACCCATTCGGAGCCAGCCCCACCTTCGCCAACAACAAGGGCTCGTGCTACCTCACGTACACGATCGTCCCGCAATCCACCACCAAGAATTCTGATGCCCGGGTCAAGACCACCCAGTCCGTCACCAAGAATTCCGACGCGCGCGTTCTCACGACCCAGCAGACGAGCAAGACCTCGGACGCGCGAGTCAAGGTCACCCAGAGCCTCACGAAGACATCCGATGCCACGGTGGAGGCCGGCGCCCAGACCAACGAGATCCAGAAGCTCTCGGACGCCAGGATCCTCACGACGCAGTCCACCTCGAAAACCTCCGATGCCCGGGTGAAGATCACCCAATCGGCCGAGAAGGTCTCGGACGCGCGCGTCCTCAAGACGCAGGAGCTGACCAAATCCTCGGACGCCGCGGTCTTCGCGACAGTCGAGGCCTCGCGGCTCTCCGACGCGAGGGTCCTCAAGACCGGGGAGCTCGCCGTCGCCTCCGACGCCCGGGTCCTCCTGACCCAGAGTGCGAGCAAGACTTCCGATGCGCGCGTCCTCACGACCGCCACCCTGGCCCCCACTTCGGACGCGCGGATCCTGACGACGCAGCAGCTCGCCAAGCTGAGCGATGCAGCCGTGTTCCGGACCATGTCGCTCGAAGTCGCATCCGACGCTCGGGTCCAGGGCGATGTCGATACCTTCGAGATCCTCAAGACCTCCGACGCCCGAGTGCTACTGACCCAGGGGCTCTCGCGCACCTCCGAAGGTCGGATCCTAGCGGCTCAGGCCCTCGAGATCGATTCGGCCGCGCGGGTCAAGAAGACGGGCCAGCTCGCGCAGGTCTCCGACGCGGCCGTGAAACTCGTAGGCAGCATCGAGATCTTCTCTCAGGCGCGCGTGATCCTGGAGGGCGGGGCCTGGCTGGTGAAGCGAACTCTCCTCGACGGCTCGATCGTCGAGGTGCCAATCCGATACCCGGTCGTCAACGTCCAGGTCCGGACCCGGCTGACCCGGCGCGAGATCTCGTCATTCCGGATCCGGAATTACATCCTGTCGGCCAACTTCCACGATCTCCAGGAGCGCCGACGAAACCTGACAGTCCGTCTGCTCCTCGAGGACGGCTCGCCCGTCAACCTCGAGGGTGCCGCGGCCCAGTTCATCCTCGAGAACTACGATTTCACGCAGGTCTTGAGCGCGCCCGCCGAGGTCCTGAGCGCGGCCGCGGGGGCCGTGCGCTACTGGTACCGACCGGGAGACATCCCGAAGGAGGTGCGATACACGGCGAAGAGGAAGAAGTTGGGCCAGTGGCTGGCCGGCCACTTCCGCGTCGACTGGCCCGACCAGACGTTCCTGGAGTGGCCGCTCGATCGACGGTTCGACGTTCGGATCCATTAGGGGAAGAAAGGAGAGTGGGAGTATGCGCATTCTCATCGTGTTGTTAGGTGTAGTCGCCGGCGGCGCCGCCGGCTGCGTGACGTCGGGGACGCACACGGAGGGCGACCGCCAGGTCAACACGCAGACCTTCGGAGCCGCGGAGGTCGCAAGGTCCTCCATGGAGGAAGCCCAGAAGGCGCTCCCGGAGGGCTCGACCGGCTGGACCATGCTCGGCGTCGGGATCCGGGCCGCGGTCGACATCCAGAAGAACGCCCAGCAGCAGGAAGAGGTCCACGGCCCGCCGAAGGAGCCCAAGCCCTACACGGCCGAGAACGCGGCCGCGGCGCGGGATCTCTCGACAAAGGAGCACGCCGAAAGCGGCCTGACGAAGATCCTCGTCGGCGCCGGCGGGATCGTAGCCGGCTTGGCCGGCGCCTGGTTCGGGATGCCTTGGCTCGCCCAGTTCTTTCCCAAACTGGCGGGGAAGTGGGGCGTGATCGGGCAGACCGGGATCCAGATCGTCACCGCCCTGCGGAAGAAGTCCGAGGAATCGGGCGGAAGAATCGGAACGAAGGAGCTCCTGGCGATCGCCAAGGAGTACAACGTCACCGCAGGCGTGCAGGACTTGGTGAAGAAGGAGGCGTCCGCCCTCGAGGCGAAGCTGGGCTACACGCCTACCGTGAAGCTCGAGGAGCCCGCCGCGGAGCCTGCGGCTTCGCCTCCAGCTCCACCCCCCGTTCCCGTCGGTACGTAGACCCGTCTCGGCGGCCCGTCCCGTGTGCAGACGTCTGCAGCGGGGCGGGCCGTTTCACTTCTGGAACCGCAGGCGCCAGATCGGGGCGTCGTCGACGGGCTGCCCCTCCGCGATCGCGAGCAGCTCGTAGTCCCCCGGCGCGTCGACCTCGAGGTGCCCCTCGACGAAGCCCGGGAAGGACTCCGAGCCGTCGCGGGGCTGCCCGGGCACCTTCCCCGAGATCTCGGCGACGACGGCCCCCCGCGAGGAGAGCAGGCGGACCGCCACGCCGAACTCGTGCTGCCCCTCCTCAATGCCCTCCAGGAGGAAGACCGCGGCGATCGGGACGTGCGTCGCCGGCGGCCGCCAGGGGAGCGGATCCAGGTAGAGGTTCACGGCGTGGTGGGTGCCGTTGGCCTGGTGGACCAGCCGCTCGCAGGCCATGAGCCAGGTGATCCGCACGCCGGCGGATGGTCGCTCGAGCCGGCGCCGGCTGTCAACGAAAGGGACGAATGGCAGAAATGGCAATCTGCCAGCATTTATCGCGAAATATGCAATCCATCTTGAATATTACACGTCACATTGTATACTCTCGGGCGTCTTAAGGGGCAGAGGTAATAGGAGACAGACCCATGGAAGTCGTCAGGCGCAAGATCGAGGCCGGGGCGAAGTGGTCGTTGTCGTACCTCAAGGTGGCGGCCGAGGAAGGCCGAAAGATCCTCACGCAGGACGTGCAGTATGACCACGCGGTCGACCAGGTGGAGCTGCTGGCCTGCGAGGACGACCCGACGCACCCCAAGGCCCTCCTCGAGGTGCAGCAGCACGGCGACTTCTACGAGCTTAAGGAAAAAGGCGGGGTGCTGCGGAAGATCAACCTCCGGGTCTACTTCATCCTGGTGGACAGGCCGACGAAGACCCTGTGGGTGATCGGGTGCTACAAGAAGGAAGACGAAGGGCAGACGCCCAGGCAGATCGTGATCAAGATGAAGACGCGCGCGAAATATGTGAGGGACAGGCTGTAAGGGGGCGGTGGACCAAGTGCAGTACGTGGGAGGAGATATGAGCCTCATGAAGGTGGACTCGGAGCGAGTGGTGCAGCTCGCAAAGATGGAGGAGATGGTGCTCGCCATCCTCCTCGATAGGATCGCGAAGCTGCCGAAGGAGGGCCAGGAGGACCTCGCGGAGTTGATGGACCTCTTCAGCAAGAGCACCACGAAGAAGGAGAGGGAGGAGATCCTGGAGTCGATGAAAGAGCTGCTCCAGCCGTCGTTGATCGGCGAGCTGGTCCAGGGTCCGATGCCGAAGTCGGGCACGAAGGACCTGGAGAACCGCGCCGCGTACCTGGGGCAGAAGATCAAGGAGCTGCGCGCGAAGAAGAGCATGACCCAGGAGGACCTGGCCGAGCTCTCGGGGATCCCGCAGAGCTACATCAGCCGGCTGGAGGCGGGCCAGCACAGCCCGTCGCACGCGACGCTGGAGAAGATCGCCCAGGCGCTGGGCGTCGACGTCCACCAGATCGACTACGAATAGTCGCACGAGGCGGGAAAGAAAGGCCCCGGTGATGAGCCGGGGCTTTTTTTATGCCCGCGGGTGCGCTCGCCGGAGGACCTCCCGGAGCCGGCCCAGGGCGACGTGCGTGTACCGCTGGGTGCTCGTGATCGACTTCTGCCCCAGGAACTCCTGGACCTCCCGGAGGTTGGCGCCCCGCTCCAGGAGGTGCGTCGCGATCGAGTGGCGGAACATGTGGGGGTGCGCCGGCCCCTCCACGCCGGCGCGCGCGGCCGCCTTCACCACGACGTCGCGGAAGGGCGTGTAGCTGATCCGCGTGCCGCGGCTCGAGATGAAGAGCGCCTGCTCGTGCTCGCGGCCGCGGCGGTGCAGGATCTTGGCGCGCTCGGGGAGCCAGGCGGCGATCGCGTCGAGCGCCGGCCGAGTGAGCTGGAGGAGGCCCTCCTTCCTTGGCTTCTGGACGACGGTGGCCAGCCCCGTCTCGAACGACAGGCGGTCGAGGTCGATCCGCCGAACCTCACGCTCGCGGCCGCCGGTCGCGTAGAGCGCCTCGAGGATGGCGCGGTTCCTCAGGTTGTGGGCGCCGCCGATCACGCGGGCGACCTGGTCCTCCGTCCAGTAGTCCGGGAGCTGCTCCTCGAGCTTGATCGGATCCAGGTCGTCGCAGGGGTTCGCCGGCACGAGCCCCTCGCGCTTCAGGTGGTGATAGAAGCAGCGGACGGCGACGATCCCGTCCTTGATGGTCTTCGAGGTCTTCTCCTCCTGGCGCTGGTGCAGGATCCAGCGCTCAAGGAACCGGAAGTCCACGGCGAGCGTGTCGACGCCCGTGAAGGCGAGGTAGGCGCAGAACGCTTTCAGCTTGGACCCATAGACCCGGATGGTGTCCGGCGCGAAGTTGCGCGCCAAGAGGTACCGCCGCCAGCTCTCGACCAACGCCGAGAGCATGGCGGACCGAGCTTCCGCCAAAAATCCCCAGCTGCTGCCCGCACCCTACCCTTTTCCCCTGCGGGCGAACCACTCTCCACGTTGCAAGCCACGGAAGCCCCGGTCGCCTGATCTACGTTCAACGCATTTTGGAAATTTCGGTTCGGGAAAATAATTTCTCTTGACACACTCGAGCCATGCGGTAGTCTCATCACCGGAGACAAGCGCGTGATGATTCAGAGCCCGGCGACTCCTGCCCGCCCACCGGTCGTAGCGCTTGTCTCCAACACGCCTGTGGCCGGTGGGGCAGGGCTCGGCGGGCTCGATTTGGCGGGTCAGGCTTCCCATCAGGCGCGGCCGGAATAGTTGAAAGTCTCGGACTTCGACTAGTCGGCCCCTGATGGTGAAGCCTCCCGCAACGGGAGGCAGCAGTGGTAGTGCGAGACGGGGAGGGGGCTTCCAAGAAATCCCCCTCTGAGGGCCCATGTGACCTCCGACCCACGGAGGCCCTGGTCGGGCCCTTTCAATCTTCGGGCCCGGTCATCCGGGTGGTCTGCAGGCGCTGCGGCGCCGTCCTGAGCGAAGGGGAGCCCGGGGCGGTCGAGCAGCTCGTGGTGTGCGGCCGCTGCGACCGGGACACCAGGCCGGCGCAGCAGCGCGAGTACTTCCCGGCCGTCCCCCAGGAGCCCCGCCGGTCGATCGAGGAGCAGACGTTCCTCGCGTACCTCCGGGGCCTGGGCCTCGAGGCCCTGCCGGTGATCCTCCTCGTCCCCACGGCCCTCCTCTGGGCGGTCAGCGCCCGGGCGGTGCTGGCGTGAGCGAGCACACTCCTGGCCCCTGGACCTGGCAGCGCGGCGAGAAGTGGCACCGGCTCCACGGCAAGGGTCCCGACGGCAAGCCGGTGACGATTCTCCGGGCGGCTCAGAACAACGGGCCGGTCATGACTCCGGCCAGGCGGTCCGACCAGGACCTCATCGCGGCCGCGCCCGATCTCCTCGCCGCCCTCCAGAGGTACGTCGACGCCTACCAGGGCTACATGGATGGACGCGAGAACGCGAGCGAGATCGCCGCCGCCGAACTCCAGGCTCGGCGCGCGATCGCCAAGACGGCGCCCCCCCCCACGGGCTCCCTGACCTCCGCGGGCCCCTCCTTCCTCCCCCGGCCGAGTGGAGGTGACGCGTGAAGAACGCCTTCGACTCCGGCTTCTGTACGGCGACCCGTTGCCGCACGTTCCTCGAGCCCGGCCAGGGCGAGCAGTTCCAGCGGCCTGACGGCACGATCGACCGCTTCTGTCGGCGCCACGCCCAGGAGGAGTACTCCACCCCCGAGCTGCAGACGTCTGCGGAGGTGCGGTCGTGAGCAACCTCCCGCGCGAGATCCGGATCGTCTGGGACTGCCTCTGCGGCGCCCATTGGTCGACGACCTTCGACCTCAAGGCGCGCCCGCATGGCCGGACCCACCAGTGCTCCCTCTGCAAGCGGACGCTCGAGATCCACCGGCCGCGCCTGGTCGACCTCACGCCGCCGGCGGGAGGTGCCCGGTGACGGAGAAGCTGATCGAAGTCCGCCAGTCCGCGCTCAACGACTTCGAGCTCTGCGGCGAGATGTTCCGCCGGAAGCACATCGAGAAGGAGGCGGCCCCGCCTGGGACAGCCGCGCTCCGCGGCGGCGCCGTCCACGTCGGCGCGCAGAAGAACCACGAGCACAAGAAGGCCCAGGGCGCCGACCTCCCGAAGAAGGAGATCATCGAGATCGCCGTCGCCGGCCTCGAGGAGAAGAAGGCGAAGGAGGGCTTCCGGCTCACGCCCGAGGAGATGGGCGCCGGCGTCCGGACCACCCTGGCGCGGACGGTCGAGTCGGTGACGACGCTCACCGGCCTCTACGCGGACAAGGTCGCGCCGGCGATGAAGCCCGACCTGATCGAGCAGGAGGCGAAGTTCATCCTGCCGAACGGCGTGGTCTTCGGCGGCCGTCTGGACCTCTCGACCTCCGACAACCGAGTGAAGGACCTCAAGACCTCCGGGCGATCGAAGAGCCAAAAGGACGCCGACGACTCGCTCCAGGGGACGCAGTACTGGCTGCTTTTCACGAAGCTCAAAGGTCACGAGCCCGCGGGCTTCGACCTTGAGGTCCTGGTCGACCTCAAGACCCCCAAGCACCAGCACATCGAGACGCACCGGACCCGGAAGGACGTCGAGGTCCTCATCAACCGCGCCAACGTGATGCTCAAGTCCAACCAGCTCGGGATCTTCGCGCCGGCCGCGGTCGGCTCCTGGATTTGCACGCCCAAGTGGTGCCCCTTCTGGGATTCCTGCCCCTTCGTGAACTCGGAGCGGATGAAGGCCGCGGAGGCGCAGGAATGATCGGTCAACGCTTTGGCCGCTGGGAGGTCCTCGCCTTCGCCGGAGTGACGGCGTACCACGCGCGCGTCTGGGCGTGTCGCTGCGACTGCGGCCGCGAGGGAAAGGTCCTGGAGCAGAACCTGAAGCGAGGAAAGAGCGCCCGCTGCAAGGCGTGCCACAACAAGGCGGCCGCGACTCGGCACGGCGGCTCGACCACACCCGAATACCTGATCTGGGGGACGATGATCCAGCGCTGCACGAACCCCAACGTGCGGCGCTGGGTCGACTACGGCGGCCGCGGCATCCAGGTCTGCGACCGCTGGCGCAACTCCTTCGAGGCTTTCTTCCAGGATCTCGGCCCCCGCCCGAGTCCCGAGTACTCCATCGACCGCATCGACAACGACGGGAACTACGAGCCCGGCAATGTGCGCTGGGCTACGGCAGAAGAACAGGCCAACAATCGCCGGCCTCGGCAGCCGGCCTGAGAAAGGAGACGGATGTGGCGAACGGAAAGACGGCGGTAGCGGGCCCGATGACCGACTCCGAGGAACTGCCCTCGATGCCGGCGGATCTCCTGGCGCAGGGGAAGTCCCTGATGAAGGCGGGGACGCCATTCGTGACGGCGATCTCCGTCCAGAAGCCCCGGGACCTGGACAAGGTGGTGGCGGCGATCGACCGCGAGGCCGAGTACGCCGGCGACTCCTTCTGGTATGGGTGGGTCGACAAGAAGGGCAACCGGATCGAAGGCCCGTCGATCGGCCTGGCCAACAGCCTCGCGCGCGAGTGGACGAACTGCGCGGTGACCTGCGCCCTCGAGGAGAACGAGGAGGCGTTCTACATCACCTCCCGGTTCATCGATCTCGAGAAGGGTTCGCAAATGGAGCGCATCTTCCGTCAGCGGAAGAACTCCGTCGCGGGCAACTTCGACCCCGACCGCAAGCTCGACATGGCGCTCCAGATCGGAAGCTCCAAGGCGATCCGGAACGTCGTGTGCAACTCGGTCCCGCGGTGGCTCGTCGAGCGCGCGATCGAGAAGGCGAAGCTGGCGGTCCAGAAGAAGATCGACCCCAAGAAGCTGGACGAGCACAAGGCGAACGCGCTCGCTTTCTTCAAGAAGTACGGCGTGACCCAGGAGCAACTGGTCTTCAAGGCCGGGAAGCCCATGGCCGAGTGGACCACGCGCGAGATCGCCGACTTCCAGGCCGACGCCAAGGCGCTGCAGAACGGCGAGGCCTCGGTCGCCGACCTCTTCCCCTCCCCCGAGACGAAGGCCCCCGAGGGCCCGATCACGGGCAAGGCGGTCGCCGACGCCATCATGCCCGACAAGCCCGCGGAGGCCGCCCCGGAGGCGGGCCCGAGCGCCGAAGAGCAGGAGCGGATCCGGCTGCGCGAGATCGCGTCCACCAAGGCGATGCAGTGCAGCTGGTGCGGCGGCCTCTACGGCGCCGACACCGTCGAGGAGATGGACGCGCACATCGAGAAGGACCACCCGGGCAAGCCGACCTCCGGTCGTCCGAAACCCACCCCCTCGACTCAGAAGGCTCCGGCGGCGCCCTCCAAGGCCCCGCCGGCGAAGCCGGGAGGCCCTGGCCTCTTCGGCTCGTAGGCCGAGCCTCAACGAAGGAGGGCTCCTCCACAGCGGGGAGCCCTCCGGTGGAGGCTCGACCATGACGAACATGCAGCAGCCGGGCCCGCGCGACCTGGAGCGCCGGCTCAAGGAGCAGGGGCTCATGCTGACCCGGCTCAAGCGCGAGCGCGAGCAGATCGAGGAGGACCTGGTCGCCGCGCAGCTCGACAGCCAGCTGACCGGAGACAAGTACCTCCGGGCCGATGACAAGCGCACCAAGGTCCGGATGGAGCTGGAGCGGCTCACCACCTTCATCAAGCTCAGGCACTGGTCGACCCACCCGAAGCACAAGCGTCGGCCGGCCTACGGCTGCGACTTCTGCGCGCAGATCGCGTCGGCCGAGAAGGTTAAGCACGAGACGGGTCCGGAATTTTGAAGGAGACGGGCATGCGCGTGACGACGAAAGGCTTCAAAGCGCACGACGCGGACCACGAGCTGGCCGCGCTTACGGTGCTCTCCGGGCCGAACGGCTCGGGCAAGTCCACGATCGCGGATGCGGTCCGCTTCGGCGCGCTGGGGTACATCCCCGCCCTGGGGAAGCGGCCGGTGGACACGGCGGTCCTGATGGCGAACGGCGGGCTCCAGGTCGAGATCTCGCTCGACGACGGCCGCACGATCGCGCGCGGGCTGTCCCGGACCGACAAGGGCTACACGCAGACGGCCGAGGCCTCCTGGATCCGGAACGCGAAGCCCCAGGAGACGGGGAAGGCGATCCTCGGGCTCTTCGGCGCCGAGGAGCAGGACGTCGCCGAGTGCCTGGACATTCGCCAGCTGCTCGCCGCGACGCCCAACCAGCGGGCTTCCCGCCTCGAGCAGCTGCTCTCGGCCGGCCAGCGGCCCGCGGAGGAGAAGGCCGCGGCGGTCGCCCGCCTGGTCGTGATGCGCCTGGCCGACACGACCGAGGAACGGATGCCGGCGAACTACCTCCAGGCGATGCCCATGGTCCCCGAGCGCCAGCAGCAGGTCCTCCGGGAGATCGCCGGCATGCTCAAGGCGAAGATCTTCGAGGCCGGGATCCCGGGCGCGCTCGACTGGGCGAAGGAGGAGAAGAACCGGGCGGCCGACGGCCTGAAGAAGAAGACGGCCGCGGAGTACGAACTCAAGAAGCGGACGCTCGAGGTCGTCGAGCCCGACGAGCGCGAGATCTCCCGCCTCGAGGCCGAGCGCGGGAAGCTCCAGCGGGAGCTGGGGTCGCTCGACGCGCGACACGGCGCCTGGGCCACCCTCGCCCAGCGCCGGCGAGGCCTCGAGGAGTCGCTCGGGGGTGTGCGCGACTACGTCGACATGGCAGAACGGCAGCTGGTCGACGCCGAAGCCGTCCACGGGAAGGCGATCCAGGACCTCGAGGAGAGCCGGAAGACCATCGCCGGCGCCCAGGCGGCCCTCAAGCTGCCCGCCGCGGCCGACTACTCCAAGGCCGAGGCGATCGAGATGGAGTGCCGCGAGATCGCGGAGCAGGCCCGGGCGATCGAGTTCCCCGAGGTCCCCACCGTCGAAGCGGCCGCAGCGAAGGTCGAGGCCGCGCAGCGCGAGATCGAGCGCGCCAAGTCCTCGAGCTGGTCGGAGGTCCTGGAGATCGCCGAGAAGATCGCAGACGTCTGCACGACGAAGGGCGCGAAGGACGCGACGGCCAAGCCCCTCAAGCGCCTCCGGGAGCTGGCCCGCGCCGGCCTGGGGTCCGATCCCGAGGAGCTGAAGCACGCCCTCGACCTGGCCAAGCACGACCTCAGCACCCTCGAGACGAAGCGGTCGAAGGCGCAGAAGGAGCAGCTCCAGCTCTCGGCCCAGGTCGACGAGCTGAATGCCCGGGAGCGGAAGCGCTTCGCCGAGGCCCAGCAGATCCGAACCGCCGTCGCCGACGAGTGGCGGAAGGCGAGCGAAGCCTATGAGGCCAGGCGCCGCGAGCTGCTCGACATGAGCCAGCGCGCGGAGAACCAGATCGAGACGCACCGCCGCGCCCTGGCGGCCGCGCGGGAGCAGAAGGCCACGGTGGACCGCCGCCAAGCATCCCTCGTGGACCAGCTGCGCGGCATGGGCGAGGCCCAGGAGGCGCCGCCCGACCCGAAAAAGGTCCGGGAGGACCTGGCGGCCGTGAGCCAGCAGCTGCAGCGCCTGGTCGACGCCCGGGCGGTCCACAAGGAGATCCACGTCGTCCTCGACTCGATCGAGGAGGCGAAGGCCGAGCGCGACGTCTACGCCGGCGTCGAGTGGGCCCTCCAGCGCCAGCGCGAGGTCGAGATCTCGGAGGCCGGCGGGCCCCTCCTCCGGACCGCCCGCGAGTTCCTCCAGGCCGCCGGCCGGCGCGAGGAGCCCTTCATCCGGGCGGCCTCGGGCCTCTGCGCGATCGGGTGGAAGACCCCCGAGGGCCGCGAGGTCCAGATCCAGGCGCTCTCGGGCGGCGAGTGGTGCGTCTACGCGGCCGCGCTCACGGCCGGCGTGGTCCTCGCCCGCCCTTCGGCGGTCAAGGTCCTCCTGGTCGAGGCCGGCGAGTGCGACGAGGTCCACTTCGCGCAGCTGCTCGCCGGGATCCGCAAGGTCGCGGACGAGGGCCGGGCCCTCACCGCGGCGATCGTGATGACTCCCCGGGCCGTCAAGACGCGGCCCGAGGGCTGGAAGGTGATCGAGACGGAGCTTCAGAAGGCGACGGCATGACAACCTGCGTTCGATGCGGCGCCGCCGAACACGGCGCCGCTTCATGTTGGGTTTGCCACGCGGCCTGGCGCCGGCAGGGGTGGCACTGGTGGTGCCCGATCTGTCCGTGCCTGAATTGAGAAAGGAGACGGGGACATGACCACGGAAATCGCCAAGGTGGAGTTCAAGCAGATCCAGCTCGAGGACCTCAAGGAGTCGCCCTACAACCCGCGCCGGTCGTTCGACGACGACACCCTTAAGGAGCTGACCGACAGCATCAAGGCCAAGGGGATCCTGTCACCGCTCCTCGTCCGGGCGGTGAACAACCACTTCGAGATCGTCGGCGGGGCCCGGCGCTACCGGGCGGCGAAGAAGGCCGGGCTCAAGTTCGTGCCCTGCACCGTCCGAAAGTTCACCGACGACGAGGCCCTCGAAGCCGCGGTCATCGACAACCTTCAGCGCCAGGACGTCGCGCCTCTCGAGGAGGCCCGCGGCTATCAGGAGCTGCTCAAGCGCGGGCACAAGGTCGAGGACCTGGCCAAGAAGACCGGGAAGAGCGAGCGGTACATCTACGCGCGCCTCGAGCTGCAGAAGCTCGCTCCCGCGGTCCAGCGGGCGCTCGACGACGGGAAGATCACGGCGAGCCACGCCCAGGAGATCGCGCGGCTCGACAACGAGGAGGACCAGAAGGAGGTCCTCGAGAAGGCGGTCGTCGAGGTCTACGAGAACGACACCGGAGTGGGCGAGGGGCTGCTCGTCGAGCCGAAGTACGGCGACACCGGGGGCATGGGCGACCTCAAGGCGACGGTGAGCATCCGCGACTTCAAGAAGATCGTCGACGCCAAGAAGGTCGGCGCCGACCTGGTCGCCCAGCTCGACGCCCTCAAGGTCGCCGGTCACAAGGCCGCGCTCGTCACCGAGGACAGCTGGTACCACCAGAGCAAGCAGGTCGTGACGAGCGGGAAGTGGAGGAGGCAGGGTCCCGGTCACTGCAAGTTTCCCGCGAAGGGCGTGCTCGTGGACGACAAGAACCGCGGGAAGGTGATCGACATCTGCCTCACGACGAACTGCCAGAAGCACTTCAAGAACCACCCCGTCGGTGGACCGAGGTCGCCTCAGCAGGAGGCCCGCGAGAAGGCGGCCGCGGAGAAGCGCGCCCGGGAGGAAGCCGCACGGAAGGCCAGGGAGGAGCTCGAGAAGAAGATCAAGCTCGAAGCGTACCGCCAGATCTGCAACAAGGTGCGCGAGGTCCCCAAGCTCGCGCTGGCGCAGGTCCTGGCCGAGGCGATGCACCACGCGGCGCCGCACCTGGACGCGCTGTTCCCGGGGATCACGAACGGGACCACGCAGACCCAGGCGAAGAAGATCCTGACGTTCAAGCCGATCCAGCTCGCGCAGCTCGCGATCGGGATCGTCTGCACCGCCGACATCCAGGGCTGGACTTGGCAGCGAGACCTGCGCCTGGGCGACTTCACGAAGGAACTGGGCATCAACTACGCCGCCCTCGAGAAGGGCATCCGCGGGAAGTTCGCGGCCGAGAAGCGCGAGCAGGAGAAGCAGGCCAAGATCGCGCGCGACGCGCTCGGCGGCATCAAGGCGAAGAAGCTGAAGGCTCCCAAGAAGAAAAAGTAGGAGCCACCCGGGGGTACGGGTCTGGGTCTGGGGCAGAGAGGGACCGCGGGAGAGAGAACGGGAACGCGACCGGGGAGAGGGAAGAGGCCAGTACGGCTCTTCCCCGAAAAATTCGGCGAGAGGGATAGCAGTGGTCGGAGAGAGAGCGACAGCGGCCGCGAGCGCGGCCACGGCACCGGATCAGGAGAAGAAGCTCTTCCCCTGTTCCGAGTGCGACTTCATGACCGAGGACCTCGGCCAGCTCGGCGAGCACCTCGAGGCCCATCGGGAGGTCACCGCCCCCACGCCGCCCACAACTCGCGGCAAGCCCACGTCGGCACCTTGCTCCAAGGGCTGCGGCCGCCACTTCCCCTTCAAGCACGGGCGCGCGGACCGCGAGCAGCGCCAGCACGAGCAGATCTGCGACGGCCGGCCGCCCATCGTAGCGGCGCCGCCGGCCAAGAAGGACGAGACGGGGACGAACCCCAAGGAGGAGGCGGTGGCGAAGAAGGCGAAGTGTTCGAACTGCGGCGAGATGGTCTCGATGCACCCGCCGGCCAGGGCGCGGCACCTTAAGCGATGCACGCGCGGCGCGGGCGCCGGCGAGAAGAGCCGCGAGGAGAAGGAGCCCCTCGTCGTGGTCGACAAGGACCAGCCGACGCTCCCGATCCGCGATCGCGTGATCGCGATGCTGGAGCTTGAGGAGGAGCGGCTCTCGCAGGAGCTGGGCCGCACGAAAGCGATGCTGCGCGCGGTCCGCGACGCGGCGCCCGATGAGGGGGGGGGTGATACCCGCCCTACGAACCGGAAGTAGCCGCACCTTTCGCCAGGCGGCCTGAACCCCGAGAGACCGAAGAGGAGCGCGTGATTCGAGAGTTGACGCCCAGGATCCGGAAGCTCGCGGCCCGCGTGGGCGCGAAAGGCGCCGTCGACGCCGACGACTTGGTCCAGGCGGCGCTCATCCAGGTCCTCCGCGCGCGCCGGCGGTTCGACCCCGCGAGGGGCACGAGCTGGCGGACGTTCGCCCTCACGCGCGCCCGCTTCGCCATGCTCGACGAGCTCCGGGAGGTGGACCACGTCCCTCGCCTCGAGCGGATCCGCGCCAAGCGCGAGGGCCGGAAGCTTCCCCGGATGCTCTCCATGCAGACGTCGGACACCCGCCTCGTCCCTCGAGATCTCCCGGACCTCGTCCCCTGTGGTCCGGTAAGCGCGGCCGTCGCCGGCGACCTGTGGGCGACCCTCCCCACCCTGGTCGGCCGGCGGCGGGCCCGCGTCCTCGAGGCGTACTACCGCCACGGCTTCAACCTGAAGAAGCTCGGGCGGATCCTCGGCATGAGCGAGTCCCGCGCGTGCCAGCTGCGCCAGCAGGGCATCGAGCGCCTGCGCGCCCACCTCGAGAAGAAGGAGTCCACGTCATGATCTCGCACAGCGGCATCTGGCTCACGCCCGACACGGGCCTTGTCCCCTCCCCGCACGACATCGCGGTCCACATGGGCCGGATCACGCGCTACGCCGGCGCGATCTGGTGCCCGCTCCTCTGCCATTCGGTCTTCGTGGGCGAGCTCGCGTGGGGCACGCTCCTCCTCGAGGCCCAGGGGAAGCCGTTCGACTACCAGACCTGGGCGTGGGCCCTTCTCCACGACGCCCACGAGACGTTCATGGCCGACATCCCCCGGCGATGGAAGATCCCGGAGCGGAAGGCTCAGGAACACGAGGCGGACCTGCGCCTCATGGCGGCGTACGGCCTGGTCGACCGGGAGATCAACCACGTCCTCATCAAAGCCTGCGACGAGATCGCACTCATGGCCGAGGCCGTGGTCCTGGACCTCCCCGGCTTCCGGGAGAAGTACTGCATCGAGCAGAAGCTCGCGGAGTTCCCGGAGCCGACCGAAGCCGAGACGGACCTCATGCAGGCGCTCATCGGCTCGGACTTCTACCGCGCGCCGGCCTGCCTCGATTCACGATCGACGGCTGTCGTCGGGTTCGCCCTGGTCCTCGAGCTGGTCCGCAAGCGCGAGCTAGAAGGGGCACTCCACGCCTTCCGCTCGCTCCTCAACCGCGTCCTCCCGGAGGTGCCGGCATGAGGTGGACGTGGGAAGAGATCGAGCTCTGGAAGCGGGCGCTGTACGCCTTGGCGACGACGAATCAGCCCGTCGATTACGACCTCTATCACTTCTGCGGCGAGTGGCTCGCCTCCTTGACCCTCGACGCCCCCGAGGTGCTGGCATGAGCGCGCCCAACCCGTCGAAGGCCGGCCGCGGGATCTGCAAGGGCTGCGGCGCCGCCATCATCTGGATCAAGAACGAGCGCGGCAAGCCCGAGCCGTTCGACGCGAAGCCCACCCGAGTACTCCATCTGGAGGGCGACAAGCAGATTGACCCGCGCGTCACGTTCACGGTCGGTAACTTCCCTCTCGAGCCTTGGGCGGGCCAGGACTGGGAGCTCGACGTCGCCCACCTGCCCCACTTCGTGAGCTGCCCCGTCGCCGATCGCTTCCGCAAGCCCAAGGAGCCGCGGCCATGAAGCCCCTCGAGTGGCTCCGATCGATTTACCGCCGCGTCACCCGGGTGGAGTACCCGCCGGTGGCGGCCTCCTTCCACTGCTCGGCCTGTGGTCGGCTGAGCAGCACTGACAAGGTCGACGCAGAGGGCCGCTGTTACCGCTGCCGGCCCCACGACCACGAGTGCTCGCGCTGCGGCGCCGCCTGGCACCACGTGCCCGGTGCCTTTCCGTGTCGGACCCATCACCGCGCGCCGTGCGGCGGATGCGCCGGCGCTGAATTCCCGGAGGCGCATCCATGATGAGTCACGAACGCTTCAACGAGCTGCTCGCGGGGCCGCTCCACCACCCGCTGCCGCACTTCATCGTCTCGCGCCTGGTGCTGGCGCTCAAGCACGTCGTCGACGCGACGGGCGACGCCGGCGAGAAGGCCCTCGAGGAGTACTGCGCGGCGCGCGAGGGTGAGCCGCACGGCGAGATGGTCGACGACGGAGACGGGGACCCCTTCATCAACGGCGCCGCGGACATCACGCCGCTGCCCACGGACCGCGTGTTCGACGACAGCCCCGACGCGGGGCACCCCGACTGCCTTTGCTCGCGCTGCGGGAATCTGATTGACGAGAAGACGCTCGCGATCCGCGCCTGGCCCGAGGGAGGCAAGGAGTACCGGTACCACCCCGCCTGCGTGGGTCTGGGGCAGGTCCCGCACGAGGAGGTCGAGAGCGAGCCGGAGGACCTGCCGTGAGCAGAAGCCAGCCCCTCGACCCAAGGAAGCGCGGCCGCCTCGAGCCCTACCGCATGGCCTCGACTCGTGCGGCGCTCCTCAAGCTCGGCTGCACGGTGACTCCCGGCCCGGACGGGTTCCGCTCCTTCAGCGTGGTCTTCCCGAGCGGCCGGCGCTTCAACTTCTGGCCCTACTCGGGCTGGTTCGCCGGCAAGACGCAGGGCCGTGGCTTCGAGAACTTGGTGAAGGCGGGGGCCGCGGCCGTGGAGATCTCGCCGGCGACCTGGCCGCCCCCCCCCCAAGCCGTTCCCAGGAATCTCGAGTGACGAACGTCCGCCGGCGGTCGGCGGGCTGGAGATAGAGGACCTGCACTGAAAGGAGACGGGGCCATGGCGCAGAAGAAGCTGCCCGGGTTCACGGAGATCGAGGACGACGTGGTCGAGGACCTCGCGAAGGACTACCGGGACATGACCGACAAGTGGCTCGCCGCCCAGAAGCCGGCGCTCGAGAAGGAGAAGGAGCTCCAGGCCGCGATCGCGAAGAACAAGAAGATCCTCGAGGCCGCCCGCAAGCACCCCAAGGGCAAGGTCAAGGTGGGCGGCGTCCTCCTCACGATCGCCCCGCCGACCGACACGCCGAAGGTGCGCGTCAAGATCCTGAGCGAGGAGGAGGAAGAGGAGGCGGCGGAGTAGTCGATGGACGCAGCCGCTCACAACAAGAAAACCCCCGGGGCCCGCGCCGATCGTCTCTGGATGGTCGGCGCGGGCGTCATCCACGGTCTGATCCACGGGCCTCTGCCGAACAAGTCGAACGCGAAGCGCATCGGCAAGATCCGCGGCCGCTGGATGCTCTTCCAGGACGAGACGGTCCGGGACTACATCGAGCAGTTCGAGACCGCGGTGTGGTCGAGCTTGGGCAAGATCGAGCCGCTCCCGCCGGACGCGAAGCTCTACTTCAAGGCCACGGTCCACCAGCAGAACATGCTTCGGGACCTCGACTGCGAGCTCCTGCCGGACCTCCTCCAGCGGTTCAACCTGATCGCGAACGACCGTGCGATCTGGCGCAAGGAGTACGAGCGCCGCCTGGACAAGGAGAACCCGCGCGTCGAGTTCGAGCTCGGGCCCTGGCGGCTGCCGGGCGAGGTGGACCTGTTCGATTCAACGAGAGAGGGCGACCGATGAGCCGAGGCATGAAGGTCATGGTGGATCCCGCGTTCCCGGACCACCGCAAGGTCCGCGCGCTCGGTCGAGCCCTCGGCGTCGACCCGATGCAGGCCCTCGGCCACGTCGTCGCGCTCTGGTGCCGCGTGATGAAGGAGTGCCCAAGCGGGGACATCCGGGCCTGGGACGACCACGACATCGCCGACGCGGCGCACTGGAGGGGCGACGCCAAGAAGCTGGTGACGGCCCTCCGCTCGAAGCCCATCCGCTTCCTCGAACGCGACGAGGTGCACGACTGGGTCGACGAGCAAGGAGACCTGGTCGCGCAGCGGGAGTCGTGGCGAAAGGAAAAGGCGCGCCAGCGTGCGGCGGCAAGGGCGAAGGCTGTCCACGAAGACAGCCCCGGTTGTCCACCCCAGACAGATGCCTGTGGAAACCCTGTGGAAGTGTCCGGAAAGACAGGGGGGGGTGTCCTACCGGAGTCCGGTCTCTCCGTTCCCTTCCCTTCCCGTACAACAACAAGCCCTTCCGTGCCTGTTGTCGGACATCGACGCGCGCGGGCGTCTACGTCTACGCACGTAGAGGGGACCCCCCTTGCGGGGGGTACGGGGGACGCGGACAGGCTTGTTGTTGCTGGGGACGGGGGGGCACCAGTATTGGACGGCCTGCTCGCCCAGGTTTCCCACCCCCATTCCCTGCAGCTCCTCAAGGACGCCGGGGTCCGCGGGGACGTCGCCGACCGCTTCGCCCGCACCAAGCCCGTGGGCTACGTGCTGGCCGTCGTCCAGGCCGCGCGCGAGAAGGAGAACCCCGGGGGGTACGCGGTCACCGTGCTCGAGAAGGACTACCCGGCGCCGGCGATGAACGGACCGGCGAACGCCCTGGAACGGGAGGCCCTGGTGAAGGCGCTCGCGGCGGCGGACGGGGAGCGCCGCACCCGCCTGGCCAAGCACTTTGCGGCGGGGCGACCGGCGCCCGAGCGGCGCCCGGACGAGAGCGAGGACGAGTACTTGCGGCGGATCCAGCGCGAGAAGTCGGAGGGCTCGAAGTGAAGAAGCGACGCGCGACGCCTGTCTATCTGAACCCGCGGCGCGACTGCCCGGACTGCCAGGGTGCCGGGTGGGTGGTCAGCAAGGACGCGCCGGTCCGGATCCCGGAGGGCGCGAAGGCCTCGAGCTACTCGCCGCCGCTCGTCCGGTGTCGCTGCACGATCCCGGGAGTGCAGACGCCTGCGGAGCCGATGCCGCCGGCCGAAGTCGTCGACCAAGCGCGGCGCGCGAGCGGAGAGCGGGAGGAAGCCTGATGCCGCACTGCGAGCCATTCGTGGACCCGAAGAGCGGCGCCCGGGGCTTCATCTGCGGCCGGCGACGGGGGAAGCGCGAGCCGTGCTTCGTCCGGGACTGCCGACGCCCGGGCGAGGTCCTCTGCGACTGGCTCCTGGTGCCCAACCGGCCGGGCCGCGGCGAGGTGACCTGCAGTCGGCTCTGCTGCCGGATCCACGCCCGCCACCTGGGCGAGGACAAGGACTACTGCCTCGAGCACGCGCTGCGGAAAAGGAGGGAGGAGGCTTGATGGTCGAGATCCTGATCGGCGTAGTCGTCGTGGCCGTGATCCCCCTCCTGCAGTGGCTGGCCTGCAAGGGGGCGGAGGCCATGGAGCGGGCCCGCTGCGCCGCGATCGTGGCGAACCAGATCTGCGTCGGGCATCAGAGGTTCCCCAACCTGGTCGAGCGGACGCTGGGCCGGTGCTCTTCCTGCGACCGGCTCCACGACGCGCTGCGCGAGATCACGCGGAGGAAGGACGAATGAAACCGCCACCGAAGCCCCACCCCGAGCAGCTCGAGGAGCTGGACCTCGAGCGCTGTCCCTTCTGCAACAGCGGCGGTCCCTTGGTCTCGGCGATGTGCTCGACGGCGATTCGGGAGTGCTGGGGCTTCTGTTCGGTCTGCCGTGCGACGGGCCCGGTGCAGCAGACCCTCGAGGCCGCGGCGGAGGCGTGGAACAGGCGGGCGAGAATCGGAAAGGAGACGGGGAAGTGAACAAGCTCACGATCGGCACGCTGGCGGACGGCAAGCCCTTCACGCTGCCGGCGGACCTGGGCGACAAGAAGTTCGCGTTTCTGGCCCAGTCGAAGAAGGGCAAGACGTACGGCCTGGGGGACATCCTTGAGGAGCTGACCGACGCGCACCGGCCGTGGTCTGCCTTCGACCCGGGGAGCAACCTGTGGGGCCTGCGGGTCATGCCCGACGGGAAGCCGAGCGGCCTCCCGATCGTGGTCATGGGCGGGGACCATGGGGACCTTCCGCTTGAGAAGGACGCCGGCGAGCGGGTGGCCGAGGCCTTCATCGCCACGCCGACGTGCCTCGTGATCGACGTGTCCTTCGAGTCGAAGACGACCGTCCGCAAGTTCGTGACGGACTACTGCAACGGGCTCATGCGGACCAGGGCGCCAGGCGGCCGCGTTGTCTTCTTCGAGGAGGCGCCCGAATTCGTCCCCCAGAGGGCGAACTACCCGGGGATCCAGGTCTGCAAGGCCGCGGTCGACCGCCTGGTCCGGATCGGCGGCAACTTCGGCTACGGGACCTGGCTGATCTCGCAGCGCTCGGCCACGATCGACAAGGACGTCCTCAGCCAGTGCGAGGCCCTGATCGTCATGGGCCTCACCGACACGCGCGACCGGAAGGCCGTGAAGGAGTGGATGGTCGCGAAGGACATCGACCAGCGGATGGCGCAGTGCTTCGAGGAGCTCGGCTCCCTCAAGCCGGGCGAGGCCTGGCTCTGGTGGCCCGGCGAGGACCGCTTCGAACGATTCACCTTCCGGAAGCGTCGGACCCTGCACCCGCGGGAGATGCAGAAGCTCGGCCTCAAGCCCGCCGCGGTGGAGCTCGGGGACGCGCGGCTGTTCGTCGAGCGGCTCAAGAAGGAGCTGACGAAGACCGTCGCCACGGTCTCCGAGTCGAAGATCGTCAAGAGCGCACGCGCGATCGCCGAAATGGCGAAGAACCCCGAGCTCAAGCAGGTCCTCGTCGAGGCGAACGCCGGCGTATCCAAGGCTTTGGGCGAGGCCTCCGCGCAGATGAAGGAGCTCCGTGACCAGGTCGCCGAGCTCGCGCTCGAGAACGGGAGACTCAAGAGCGAGGTATCGCAGCAGCGCGGCCGCGCCGACGCCGCCGAGCGCCGCCTCGAGGCCGTCCGCAAGCACCTGCGGCCGCAGTACGACGCGCTCGCGGCGCTGTTCCAGGACCTGGGCGAGGCCTCGCCGGCGGGCGTGGTCGACCGCGGGCCCTACCAGCTGCTGCTCGAGAAGGCTCGGGCGCGGGGCTGCGGGAAGATGCTCGAGGTCCTTCTCGATCGCCCGCAGCTCACGAAAAACCAGCTCGGGATCCTCGCCGGCGTGCCGGCGGCCAAGTCCACGTTCCGCGCGTACATGGCCTGGCTCAAGCGGGCCGGCCTGGTGGAAGTCGAGGGGGACAGCGTGAAGCTGAGGGCGGTATGAGCACCGAAGCCGACTTCAAGGACCTGCAGATCCGGTGCAAGGACTGCGAGCAGTACTTCGAGCACACGGCCGGAGCCCAGAAGTTCTTCGCCGACCGCGGCCTCGAGCAGCCGAAGCGGTGCGCTCGGTGTCGCGAGGCCCGGCGCCGGTGGAAGGATGAGCAGAAGGCGAGGGAGGGCGGAGCATGAAGCTGATCGAGACGGCCTGGCAGGACTACCTGGCGCGCGTGATCCCGCCGGATGCGCCCCCCGTTCAGGTCCAGGAGTCCAAGCGCGCGTTCTTCGCGGGCGCGAACGCGGTGTGGAAGACGCTCGAGGCCTCGTTCCAAGCGGGCGACCCGAACAAGGAGCCCACCGACGCGGATTGCGCGATCCTCGAGTCGATCGACAAGGAGCTCCAGGAATTCTGCGACGCCGTGCTCCGGGGTGACGCGTGAAGCGCTGGGCCACGTTCGACCCCGACCGCCGCTTCCGCTACGTCCTTGGGCGCGAGTGGATCCCGGAGAAGCCCGCGTGCGCCATGGTCGGGCTCAACCCGTCGATCGCGGATGACCAGGCCGACGACCCGACGATCCGGCGCGCGATCGCGTTCTGCGATCGCTGGGGCTACGGCCGGCTCCTGGTGGTCAACCTCTTCGCTCTCGTCTCCACCGACCCCAAGCGCCTGGTCCAGGTGCCGGATCCTGTCGGGCCGGAGAACGACCGCTTCCTCCTCGGGGCGGCCGACGAGGCCTCGCTCGTCGTGGCGGTGTGGGGCGCCGGCGGCGAGCTCTACGGCCGGGCCCAGGCGGTGACCGAGCTCCTCGCGAAGCACCCCCTCAAGTGCCTCGGCCGGACGAAGGAGGGCCACCCGCGCCACCCGCTCTACCTGCGCGGAGACACGGCGCTCGAGGACTGGAGGAGAGCGTGAAGCGGCGCCGGCGTCGGACCCTCTGCCCCTGCGGCTGCGGCCAGGCCAAGCGATTCGCCCAAGGCCATGGCCATCGCATCTACCGCCCGGGGGGATGGAATGCCCACGAGCCGAGCTGGTATCGGGAGCGGGAGAGGAGGCGCGCGTGAAGCCCCTCGATGTCTTCTGCCGCACCTGCCTTGCCAGCCCGGGACAGGCCTGCCGCTCGATCGTGCCCTGGATGCAGGGGATCAAGCACGGCTCGGGATCAGTCTGCCAACCGCACGTCGCCCGCCGCGCGGCCGCGTCGGGCCTTCGCACCGTCGGGTCTAGTGAACGAAAGGAGACGAGATGCTGACCCACCTGGAGTTCGAGCAGTTCAAGCGCGCGCTCAACCATCTCCGCAGCGAGAAGGAGAGCAGCTACGAGAGAGGGCCGGTGAAGCGCGAGGACGTCCTCGAGGTCCTCTTGCCCTACGTCGAAGGCTTCAAGCCGCCCAACCCGCACCCGGAGCCGAAGGCAGAGACGCCGGCGTGAGCACGGGGGAGAGGATGATTGACATGACCGCGAACCCGGCGCACGACGGGAACCCGTTCGCCTGGACGAAGTGCGGGCACTACGTCCAGCCTAAGGGCCCCGAGGACTGCGCGACATGCCTCCGTGAGCAGCTGGCCAGGGCGCAGGACCTCCTCCTCGAGCGGGCCCGCCAGGCTGAGGAGCTGCTCCGGGAGCGGGATCAGGCGCGTGCCGCCCTGTTCGGAACGAACGAAGACTTCCTGGACCGGGCGGTCCTCTGCTGCGCCATCGACGCCTTCCTCGCCGGCGCCGACGCTCAGTTTCAGCTGCTCAAGCGGTGGCAGGAGAACGGCACGAGCGCTGGCCTCTCTGGCAACGTCCTCGAGGTCGCGCGCCAGATCGTGCGGAGAGGCACGCCGTGAGGTACTGCGCCTGCACCCACCCCGAGGAGCTCCACGCCGAGGACGGCGCGGGCTACTGTTTCGCCGAGCAGCTCAACGGGCAGCCGTGCCCGTGCGAGCGCTTCCGGCCGCAGTCCAGCGAGGCACGAGGCCTGGCCGAAGCGGTGGGCGATGACGTCCGCCGCGACGTCGAGCGACGAGTGGTCTGGTTCGCGAGGACCTGCGCGAGCCGCGAGGGGTCTCTGCCTTTCGTGATCCTCGCGTGGACGCCCGAGGGCCCGGTCGCCTTCGAGCTGATCTTCGACAACGGGACGTGGCTCTACCAGTCGGTCTTCGTGATCGAGCTAGCCGGCGTGCCGGCGCAGACGTGGCGTGTGGAGATCGCGAGGAGGAAGGCATGAGCGCCCCGAAGCTGAGCGCCGCCCAGCGCGCACGCCTGATCCACCAGCAATCAAAGGACCTGGCTCTCCGCATGAAGGAGGAGCTCCAGGCCCGCCTCAAGTACCAGATCCGGCAGCGGATCCAGGACGTGCTCAACGCCCTCGAGCTCGAACGGCAGCTCGACGAGCAGCTCGCGCGGACGAGGACCTGGTCGCCCGCCTGGTGGAGCCTGCTCAAGCAGATCGACCGCGTGCGGACTCAGCTCTGCGAGTGGAAGGGGATCCAGGTCCTGCAGCGGATGAAGAGCGGCGGTTTATGACACCGGAGAGGGGGGAGGCATGTCGGACGACGAGCGTGAACCCTGGAGCCACAGCGGCAAGCAGAAGGTGATCGAGATCCTCGTCGCGATCCTCTTGGTGGTCGGCATCGTCGCCGGCCTGATGGTGCTGTCGTGGGCGATCTCCCCGCGATGAACCGCGGGGCGGAGGCGGTCATGGGGGAGAGGGCAGTAGGACCGGAGGACGATTACCTGGTGGGGTGGAAGACGATCGCGTGCTTCCTCCTCGAGATTCCGCCGGACCGGGAGCTGACCGACTCGCAGCTCGAGAGGCTCAAGAAAAGGCTCTATCGGACGGGCCTGCGCTTCGCCCGCCTGGGCGGGGACGTGTACGCCACAAGGGCCGTTTTGATCGCTCTTCGAGATCGTCTTATCGGGACACGCTGACCGAGGCCCAATCGGCCGTTCTGCCCGTGTAAACGGGGAGATTTTCATTTCTGTCGGGACACGCCGCAGGCCCTCCCAATTTGACCGCCCGCTCTCCATGCCCCATAACCCGTGTGCATGGACGTGAGCGACGGCCACACCAAGAACGGGAACGGCCACGCCGAATCCCAGCCGCAGTCGCTGCCGTCCGCCGTTGCGCCCCCGGCAGGGGGCCCGGTCGGGGATCCCGCCGAGGGACCTCCGGCCGGACCTCTCGCCGTCAGGAACGAGAAGGGCCAGTTCCTCCCCGGTGTCTCCGGCAACCCCGCGGGCTCAAACGGCGGCCGCCGCGACGAGCTCCGGACCAAGTTCTTCGAGGGCTTCGTCGCCTGGTTCAACGGGGAGTTCAAGCAGTACCCGTCCCGGCGCGCGATGCAGATCGCGCACCAGCACTACGCGCAGCTGTGGAAGGCGGCGTGCAAGGATGGCTCGCGGTTCAACCACCTCCTCGACAAGCTCATGGAGTGCGCGACGCCGCCGGCGGCCGGCAAGGGCGACGGCGTGACGATCAACAACACCTTCGAGTCCACGATCGCGATGCTCCGCGCCGAGCGCCAGGCGGCCGCGGCCCGCCGCCCGGGCCTGGAGGACCTCGAGGAGTGATCGTCTTGACCGCTCTCGCCCTCGGCTCGGTCTTCTTCAACCCGGGCGAGTTCATCGAGACCTTCCTGTGGATCCGCAACAAGCGCGACGCGATCGTGCCGCTCCAGCTGAACCCGACCCAGAGGAAGACCCTCGAGATCCGCCGGCAGACGATCCGCTCGGGGAAGCCGCGGCGCTGGATCATCCTCAAGGCCAGGCGCCAGGGCCAGACGACGCTCTGGCAGGCGCTCAACTTCCACACCGTGTGCACGAAGCCGAACACGCGCTGCGTCACGCTCGGGCACGAGACCGAGGCGACGGAGCAGATCTTCCAGATCGCGGACCTCTTCTGGAAGCGGATGCCCAAGGAGTTCCGGCCCGCGCGCCTGACGGAGCACGACAAGCGCGACCTCGAGTTCCCGGGCCTCAACTCGATGTTCTACATCGGCACCGCGGGGAAGAAGGGCTTCGGCCGCGGCACGAACGTCACACGGTACCAGGTGACGGAGCTCCCGCACGCGGGCGGCACGCGCGCGGACCACGAGAGCCTGATGGCCGGCCTCGACGAAGCGGCGCAGGAGGGGGAGGGAGTACTCGAATCGACCCCGGCCGGCGTCGGGGATCTCTTCCACGAGACCTACCAGGGCGCGAAGGACGGCGCGAACGACTGGACGCCGATCTTCTTCCGCTGGTTCGACGACCCGACGTATCGCAAGATCCTGGACGCGGCCGCCCGCCGCGAGCTCCTCGCCTCCTACACCGACGAGGAGAAGGACCTCGTCCGGAAGCACGCCCTCGAGCCCGAGCAGATCGCCTGGCGCCGGCAGATGCAGCGGAAGCGCGGCCGCCTGGCGCCGCAGGAGTACCCCGAGGACGACGTCACCTGCTTCCTCCTCTCCGGGCACTGCTTCTTCGATCGACTGCTCCTGGCCGCCATGAAGCTCCGCGCGCCCGAGCCTGTCGAGAACGCCTGGCCCGACGAGGAGGGAACCGCCCAGCTCCGGATCTGGAAGCGGCCGCTCGGGGGCCACGAGTACGCCGCCGGCGGGGACGTGGCCGAGGGGATCCGCGGTGGGAACTACAGCTCCCTCATCGTGCGCGACGTGAAGACCCTGGAGCCGATGGCCACACTCCGCGGGCACTGGAAGCCCGAGGAGTTCGGGAAGCGGTGTGCGGACGTCTGCACGAAGTTCAACGGGGCCCTCCTCGCGATCGAGCGGAACAACCACGGCCATTCGGCGCTCAATACGCTCCAGAACCAGGTCGACTACCGGAATCTCTACTGGCACGCCGAGTATGACGCGAAGGGCGGCGGCCGGAGCCAGGTGATCGGCTGGGCCACCACGCCGAAGTCCCGCCCGATCATGCTCGACCACTACCGGGAGCTCGTCGAGAGCGGCCAGGCGCCGCTGTGGGATCCCCGCGTGATCGACGAGTGCTCGACCTTCGTGAAGCAGGAGGGGAAGCGCGAGACCTACGCCGCGGAGGACGGCTGCCAGGACGACTTGGTCATCGCCGACGCGATCTGCCTGCAGGCGCGCGAGTCGGCGCTCGGTGAGCGGAGCGAGGTCGGCGCCGGCTACGACCCGGCGGCTTACCTCGAGGCGACGGGAGGCCCCATGTTCCCGTCCGGCGGGGGGAACCTCTTCCCATGAGGAGGAAGCGCCCCGTCGCCCTGGCCTCGAACGCCGGTCCCGGCAGCGCCGGCGAGCCGATCACCGAGAGCCTGCTCCGGCAGTACCTCTTCGGCGAGACGAAGGTCTCGGCCGACATCGCCGACCTGGTCGGCAACTTCAACCCGAAGTACATCAACACGAAGACCCGCCTCCTCATGCGCGAGGATCCCGTCGTCGCTTTCGGCATGGCCATCCAGGAGTCCGTGATCCTGAACATGAACTGGACGGTCGAGTCGAAGGACCCGGAGATCACGGCCTTCGTCGACGCGCTCATGAAGCCGATCTACCGCGCGCTGGCCGTCGCGTCGGTGAACGCGATGGGGCTCGGCCGCCAGGTGGTCGAGAAGCTCTGGGACGTCCAGCCCCTCGAGTTCGAGGTGAAGGACGGCGGGATGAAGCGCCTTCCGAACGCCTGGATCTACCGCGGGTTCAAGGCGATCGACCCGCAGACCTGCACCCTCCTCGTCGACCACGAGCGGGACGAGTGGGCCGGCGTCGAGCAGATCGTCGCGACGAACAGCGCCGACCGCAAGGCCGTCGGACCGGACCAGGTCGCCCTCTGGAGCTTCCGGAAGGAACGTGTCTTCGGGAAGCTGCAGGGCTGGCCGCTGCTCAACCAGGTCTACGAGCCCTGGTGGTTCAAGGTCGCGCTCTCGCTCCTCGCGAACCGCTACTTCGAGCGCCGTGCGGATCCGCAGGCGGTCGGCCGCGGGCAGAAGACGATCGACGTGGGCGGGAAGCCCGTCGACGGCTTCGCCTGGCTGATCCGGCAGATGCTCGCGATGCGGTCCGGCGGGAGCGTCGTCCTCCCGAACGACCTGGTCAAGGGCACCAACGACAAGTTCGCCTGGGCCCTCGATTACCTGATGGACGACAAGCGCGGCGACATGTTCCAGGACCGGATCGACGCGCAGGACCTCCAGATCACCCGCGGCCTTCTCCTGACCGACGAGGCGGGCACGTCCCAAGAGATGGGCGGCCGGGCGCGGAGCGAGACGCACCTCAAGACGCTCGGCGGGGTCCAGGAGGGCTTCCAGAAGGAGTTCCTCGAGGACTTCGTCAACCCGCAGATCGTGACGCCGGCCGTGATCTTCAACTACGGGGAGGAGCGGGCCCGGAAGGCACAGGCGAAGCTCACGACCGGCGGCCTCACCGTCGAGCAGAAGACGCTGCTCGGCGAGGTCCTGAAGGCCATCCTCCTCGCGGACCAGCTGAACAAGCAGGGCAAGCGCGTCTCCGTCCTGCAGCTCCTCAACGTCCGCGCGATCCTGGAGCACCTGAACATCCCCGCGCAGAGCGAGGAGGACGTCCAGGAGGCCGTCGACAACGCGCCCGAGGAGCCGGCCCTGGGCGTGCCCGGAGACAAGCCGATCGAGATCGACGAGGAGACCGAGCGCGGCGCCACGAAGGAGCTCGTCAAGGTCGGCGCGGCGGATCCCGAATGACGAAAGATTCGCCGGCGGTTTGCCGGCAGCGGGCGGGGCGCGTTCCCCGCGGGCGGGGGCATCGCCCCTAGCCTCCTGGAAGAGAGGAGCCCAGCATGGCGCGAGTTCGGTTCAAGGGTGGGAAGGCGGTCGGGGCCATCCACCTGGCCAACAACACGATCGTGGACGGGGACTTCTTCACGATCGGGAACAAGGTCTACGAGTTCGACGACAACGCGTCGGTCACGGCGGGCCGTGTCGCGATCACGATCGGTGGCTCGGCGGCCCTGACCCGCGACGCCATCATCGCCGCGATCAACGCGAACAAGCCCTCGAAGCCCGTGACGGCGGTCATCGACCCGAAGAACGCCTCGGGCGAGAAGATCAACCTGTTCGCCGACCAGGTCGGCGCGGCGGGCAACATCGTCCTCACCGAGAACGTGGCCGACGCGGGCTTCACCGTCCGGGCGGCCACCCTCGAGGGCGGCGAGAACGGCGGCGAGCAGACCATGGCGCGGGGCGAGTACACCGTGAAGACCATGGACGTCACGGCCGACAACGTGATGATCGAGACCGGCCTCACGTCGCCCCGGTTCGCCATCGTCCAGGCCCGGTCGTCCGCCGGCGTCCCCAAGGCGCACACCGCCGAGATCTCGATCTCGGGGTCGAAGATCCGGCTCAACTTCGCCGGCGCCACGGATCTCGCGGCGACCGACGTGGTGACCTGGATCGCCTGGGAGTAGCCCAGACGGCCGCACTGCGGTCATTCGAGGCCCCCGGGCTCCACCCCGGGGCCTCCTGTGAAGGCAGAAGGAGACGCGCATGCAGCAGGTGGCGGACCTGACGGAGCTCCGGGCCCTCGTGGGCCACGGGGAGAACGAGCTCGTCTTCGTACGGGATCTGGGCTCGACCTATCGGTACGACCCTGCGTCCCTCGAGGAGGACGACTCGGACCAGTTCGTGAAGCCGACCAACGTGGGCCCGGCCGTGCATCCCGGGCGCTGGGTTCTCGCCTCGTAACCGAAGGAGATCGCCGTGAACAACGCGCTCTTCCCCGTCCTGGCAGACCCCGGGGACGCTCTCACGCCGGACGCCGGCGCCGACATCCTCGAGACGGCGATCACGCCCGGCGCCAAGGGGTACTCCTGGCTCCTCGTCCAGATCGAGGTCGACACGCCGACGATCATCACCATGACCAGCAAGAAGGTGAACACCGGCGAGACGCCGGTCGAGAGCGAGATCTGGAGTGGCGACTCCGGGCCCGACATCGAGGCGAACCGGGTCCATACGTTCCGCGTCCTCGCTCACTCGGACTACCAGTACAACTTCCGCCTGGCCGACGCGGTGGGCGTGAAGCGGTTCCTGGTGGCGGGGCACAAGGAGGGATAGTGGCCGCTTCGCGCGAACTCCAGGCCTTCCTCTCCTCCGACGGGGTCGTCGCGGCGCTCGATCGCCACTACGCCCGCGTCATCGAGCGGATCCTGCAGGAGCTCGCCGCCGGCATTTCCCGCCCTGGCGCCTCGCGCGCGCGCGACCTCCTCATCACGCTCCGGGACCTGGTCGCCCAGCTGGACCCGAAGAAGGACTCGTTCGTCCGGACCTGGATCCGCGAGCGGCTGCCGCAGGCCTTCATCCTGGGCGACAAATCCGCCGTCCGCCAGGTCCGGGAGGAGCTCGAGAAGGTGACCGCGGAGAAGCGGGCCCTGGTCGGCGACCTGAACCGCTCCTTCACGGCGGTGAACACGCTCGCCCTCCGCGCGATCGTGGCGGCCATGGAGGACCGCCTGGTCGACGCCGCGCGCCAGGTCCTCACCACCTCGAGCTTCGCGATCCGGCGCACGCAGCTCATCCTCCACCAGGACCAGGCCGTGCGCGAAGCCGTGACCGGGGGCATCATCCGCGGCGCCGCCGGCCGCGAGATCTCGGACGACATCGCCCGGATCATCCTGACCGGAGAGGCCGACCGGGAAGCGCTCCAGCGCCTGCGCGCGCGGGGGTTCCAGAGCGACTCGATCGCGCTCTACAAGCGCCTGTCCGAGGGCCAGTTCATCAAGGTCGGCGACCGCAATTTCAACGTCCGCGCCTACGCCAACCTGGTCGCGCGGACCATGCCGCGGGAGGCCCACCGGGTGGGCACCGTCGTCAGGCTGCAGCAGAACGGCATCGACCACGTCCGGATCTCGCAGCACAAGCAGGTCGAGATCGACGAGTGCACGCCGTTCGCCGGCCGGGTGTACTACATCGGACCGCTGCCCCAGGATCCGCTCGGCTTCCCGCACCTCAAGCAGGTGACGAACGGCGGGCCGCCTTGGCATCCGCACTGCATCCACGTCGTGGAGCCGTTCGTCGCGGTGCTCAAGCCGCAGTCGGCGATCGACGCCGCGCGCGCGGACGCGGAGCTCCTCCCCCGCCGGTTCCTGGGGAAGACCGCCGCGGAGGTCCGCGATCTGGTCCACGCGCTCGACGAGAACGAGCTCAAGGCGATCGCGCCGAAGGGCATGGGCGACATCAAACCCGCTGCGTAGGAGACGAACCGTGAAGAAGCAGCTCCTGGTCCTGGCGAAGGGGGACTTCCTGTCCCAGGGGTCCGGCCGGTTCGCGAAGGAGATCGCGCACGTCGGAACGTGGATCCACCCGGGGACCGGCCAGACGATCACGTTCACGCCCGAGCGGATCGAGAAGCTGGCCGCGGCAAACGAGCGGTACGTGAAGAACGGGAACAAGATTCCTTTCCCCGACGGCCACAGCTTCAAGAGCGTCGACAACCTCGGCCACTGGCCCGGCCCCTTCATGCTCGAGAAGGCGGCCGGGAAGTTCATGGGCGTCGTCGACGTGAAGGACGCGAAGGCGCTCGAGAAGCTGTCCGCGAAGGCGATCACGGGCGTCTCAGCGCTGATCGAGTTCAACGTCACCGACCCCACAGGCGCGACCTACGAAGAGGTCTGCACGCACATCTGCGCGACCGAGTACCCGGTCATCACCGGGCAGGAGGGCTTCATCGAGCTCGCGGCGAAGGACGCAGCTCACGACCTTTACATCCCCGAGGAACTTGCGGGCGGTTCGCCCGAGAAAGGAGACCAGATGGATCCCAAAAAGCTGGCGCTGGCGCTCGGGCTGGACCCGGAGAAGGCCACCGCCGACCAGGTCCTCGAGGCCGCCACCAAGGCGGGCCAGGACCTCAAGCTGAGCCGCGAGAGCATGACGGCCCTGTCGGCCGAGCTTTCGAAGCACGGCCTCAAGCTGGACGGCGGAAAGCTCCTCAAGGTGGAGCCCGTCTCAGCCGACACGCTCGACCTCTCCGTGAAGCCGGAGGACGACGCACAGACGATCGCGATGAAGACGGAGCTCCTCTCGCACCGCGTGGGCGCCGCGAAGGGCCGCGTGGAGAACGCCAAGTCCGAGGCCGACCGCCTGGTGAAGGAGGGCCTGGTCCCGCCCGCCATGCAGGGCGAGCTCGCGGAGCTCCTCTCGATCGGGAACGAGGCGTCGGCCGTGGCGCTCTCGTCGGACGGGAAGGCGATCATCCAGAAGACCGTCCGGGCTTCCGAGATCCTGGGCAAGATCTTCAAGGCCATCCCTGGGATCCTCAAGCCCGGCCTCCAGCGCCTGTCCACGGACCCCGCGGAGCAGGGCGGGGACAACAAGGACCCCGAGGCCCTGGCCGCCAAGGGCGCCGAGATCGCGCGGAAGGCGCTCGGCAAGCCTGCCAAGAAGGAGACCGCCGGGGCGAAGTAGCCCCGTCATGGAGACGCTCGAGGGGTGGTCCCTCGGCGGTTGAGAAAGCTCGAATGACCGAAGGAGGTCACGCATGAACCCGGAACTGGGCCAGGACGCGATCCCCGGCATGGGGCCGCGGGTGGACGGCACCTCGCGCACCTTCCTCGCGCACTCGCACTACGAGACGCGCGGCATCATCATCGACGCCGACACGGAGGACGACGGCAACGACCCCACGACCAAGCTCCGCGCGGGCCTGGTCCTCGTCAAGGTGGTCGCCGGCCCCAACGTCAACAAGTTCGTCCACTCCGAGCACGCCGACGCGCCGGCCGACGCCGACATCACCGAGGCGGTGATCCTGAACGGCAAGGACGTGAACCTCCTCGACAAGGCGAGCGAGCCCGAGGACAAGGTCGCGACGGGCGTCTTCCACGGCCTCGCCGACGAGGACAAGGTGTTCTTCGGGACGGCCGTCGGCGCGCGGATCGCCGCGATGAAGGCGGCGATGCCGCTCGTGGCCTTCGTCAAGAAGGACTAGGCCTCGCGCGCGGGCACGGGCCTGTCGCCCGGGCGCCCTGACCTTGGGGGAACGGAAGACCTGACGGAGGACCGACAACCATGGACCTCGACCTTCTGACCTACGAATCCCTGATGGGGATGATCAACGAGTTCGAGCAGGAGGAGCTGACGCTCCTCAACTCCGGGATCTGCCCGGACGAGAGCGACCTGACCCAGAGCTTCGTGTGGGACATCCTGGGGATCCCGCGCGACGTCTTCAAGTTCCAGAGCAAGCACTCGGCGTCCGACGAGCGGAAGCTGGTCGTGATCGGGCAGCAGACCGCCCGGCCGGCCACGACCTTCCTGAACAAGAAGCTCACGGCGTCGCAGTGGCAAGACCTGCGGAGCCCGGGCAGCAACGCGCGGCAGGCCGCGGCCGCGAGGCAGATCGCCCTCGACCTCAAGGACCTGGACGACGCGATCGCGCGCCAGGACGAGTTCATGATCGCCGGCGCCCTGCAGGGCCAGCTGGACATCACGATCCACGACATCGCCGTCTCGATCGACTACGGCATCCCCGTCGCGAACGTCTTCGGGCTGGCCCTCGGCGGCGATCAGCAGATCGCGGTCGACTGGTCGGACGAGTCGGCCAAGATCGGCGACGATGTGCGTCGGATGATCCTCGCCGGCTCGCACAGCTCCGGCCGTACCATGCGTCACGCCTGGACCTCGGGCAAGATCCTGGAGCACATCCAGGCGAGCCAGGAATTCCAGGAGAAGGTCGGGAACACCGAGAGCGGCGCCCAGGTCTTCCGCGAGGGCACGATCGGCCGCTTCAAGGGCCTCGACTGGCACCGCCTCGACCACTCCTTCCTCGACGGCGCGACTCCGACGCCATACTGGGACGAGAACACGGTCGTCCTCACCCCGAACCCCGACCGCGCGTGGCTCTCGATGCTGCGCGGCGGCCAGATGATCCCGACGAACGACGGCCGGGGCCTCCAGGAGGTCCTGGGCAAGGCGGCCTGGGCGGGGATGATGAAGGATCCCCCGGCGATCGCGCTCTACCTGCGCGACGTCCGGATCCCCGCGCTCAAGCTCCCCGGCGCCGTGGTCAAGGCGACGGTGACCGCGTAACGCGAGGCTCTATCCATTGCGCTACGGCCGCGCCCGGGGGAGCTAGCAACTCCCCCGGGCTGGCGTGGCGGTGAACGAGGAATAGATGGACATCATCGCGACCCCCTCCGACCCCGAGGCGAATTCGTACCTCGACCTCGAGGAGGCGGACGAGCTGATGTCGGCCTTCCTGCACGCCGACGAGTGGGACGCCTTCGAGGAGGAGCAGACGAAGCGGCTCCTCATGACGGGGACGCGCCTGATCGACGCGTACACGGTCTGGGGCGCGCCCAAGATCGCCGGCCAGGCGCTCGCCTTCCCGCGCGAGGTGGACCTGGTGGACGAGATCCCGAAGGCCGTCAAGCTTGCCCTCTGCGAGTACCTCGACTACATGTCCGACGGGACCATGGTCGCGGTGAAGAAGCTGCAGGCGGAGGGCGTGACGTCGGCCTCGATGCTGGGACAGTCCTCGAGCATGGAGAAGGATCCCTCGCAGCTCCCCGCGGGCGCGCGGAACATCCTCGACAAGCTCCTCCAGCAGGGCAACGTGCCCGCCTTCGGGAACCCCGAGTACTGCGGCGACGATCCGAACCAGCTTTTCACGTAGGCCTACATGCTCGACGCACTCTTCCGGGAGACGGTGACGCTGAGGCGTCTCGCGGTCGGCACGCGCCAGACCGACGGCGCGGCCGGCTACGAGATCGTCGTCGACGACGCCGAGGTGCCCGTGCAGATCCGGTGCCGCATCGAGCGCCGGCGCCGCCGCCTCATCACGAAGGAAGGCGTCGAGCTCGAGGGCGACGCCACGATGGTCCTCAAGCGGCCGGCGTCGATCGAGATCTCGGAGGAGGACGTCGTGGTCGACCGGAACGGCCAGGCCTGGAAGATCCTCCGGAAGGAGAGCTCCGACTCGTTCTTCGGCGCCGGCGAGTACTTCCGGCTCGATCTCCAGGAGACCACGATTGAGGTGCCGGCGAACGACGGGGAGGGCGATTAGGTGGCCGCGCCCTTCGTCGTCCTGAACGCCGGCGCCGTCCGCGGGATGGTGCAGAAGGTGAACGGCGCGCTCGACCAGGCCCAGGCGCGGGTCCTCGAGGCCACGAAGCAGGCGATGAACGAGATCTCGCACGACATCATCGCGGACGCGCAGAGCCGGATCAACAACCGCTCCGGCGGGACATCAGAGCGCGCCACCGTCGAGGAGGTGGTCGTCAGCGGGGAGGAGATCTCGCAGCGGTTCGGCTTCAACGTCCGTCACGGCCGGCAGCTCGACCAGGGCGGCGAGATCCTGCCCGTGAAGGGCAAGCTCCTGGCGATCCCGCTCGACCCGGTCCTGACGGCCGCCGGCGTCGCGCGCTACTCCAGCCCCCTCGAGGAGCCGGACCTGGTCCTGGTCAAGATCAACGGGAAGCTCTTCCTCGTGAAGCGGGACGAGCGCGGCGGCCGCTTCAAGGGCCGCGACCTCCTCCGGTTCCACTGGCAGCTCGTCCCGAGCGTGGAGCAGCCCGGGACGAAGTTCTTCTCCGGCGCCGTCGACGCTCGCAAGGCCGACGTCCCGCGCGTGATTGGCGATCGGGTGGGCCAGCTGCTGGGCGGCGGGGGTGCCCGATGACGGCGGAACTCCAGATCGAGCTGACCGGCTTCGAGAAGGCCCTGGTCGAATGGCTGGGCCAGACCTTCAGGTTCTCGAACCCATCTCTCAAGGACATCCCTCTCGCGGCCGGCCGTCACTTCTTCGTGAACTACCTCCCCACGGCCGACGCGATCGCCAGGACCGCCGCGGCCGACTCCTTCCCGCCGATCGGGCCCAAGGAGCCCGCGATCGCGCTCTACACGAGCGCGGGCCCGGGCTTCCGGCAGTCCTCGAGCCGCGGTGGAAAGCACGACAACGCGGTCCAGTTTGTCCTTCGCGTCTCGGTCTCGTTCGAGCATGCCAAGGAGCTGCTCGAGGAGCTCTTCGAGCACCTGGTCGCTCACGCGCGCGGCAAGCGGATGGGGAGCTTCATCGTGAAGGCCACAGTCCCCGTCCAGCGCCCGACCGCCTTCCAGCGCCAGGGCGACGACCGCTACTTCGCCTCGTCTTCGATCCGCTTTCTCTACGTCTCTTTGCCTGAAGCATAGGAGGAGCCTTCCATGGTCGACCAGAACGTCCGCGCCGCCGACCCGAGGAACTACGGCGTCCCCGAGAAGGTCAGCCTCTGGATCCGGAACAAGGGTTCGACCGATCCGGCCGACTGGAAGGACCTGGGGAGCGTGATCGACGTCTCGATCACCCCGGAGATCGAGCGTCTGGAGCACTTCGCCAACCGCCGCGGCGCCCGGGCGAAGGACCGCGAGGTCATCAGCTCCCGGAAGATGACGATCGACTTCTCGATCGAGGAAGTCAACCTCCACAACCTCCAGCACGCCTTCCAGGACGGCGAGGAGTCCGACTCGGCCACGAAGGACTACAAGGACGGCCGGATGTACCCGAACCCCGGGACGGCCGGCACGATCGAGCTCGGGGACACGAACGTCAAGAACGTGGTCGTCCGGGACGGCAACCTGGACGGGGACGTCGAGGCCGTCTTCACCGAGGGGGTCGAGTACTCCGTCGACCTGGCGAACGGCATCGTGACCATCCTGGGCGGCGGTCTGGCGGACGAGGAGGTCGTGCCCGAGGTCCACATCTTCTACGAGAAGGAGGTCACCGTCACGACCTTCCAGCTCTTCCCGGGCACGGAGATCGAGGTCGAGGCCCAGTTCCAAATCGTGGGCGCCGGCGTCGTGAAGCAGATCTACACCCTGCCGAACGCCGTGCTCCGGAACAACGGCGCGATCTCGATCGGCGACGGGTCGACCTGGCAGTCGATCCCGCTCACCCTCGAGGCACTGGTGGACGCCACGGGCGAGCTCGGGCAGGGCGCGATCGTGAACGAGGGCGAGCTGTAACGGGTTCTCCCCGTGTAAACGGGGAGATTTCTGCAGGCGTCTGCAGGTGGGAAAGGAGACGGGGATGAGTGAGACGGGCGGCGAGCTCCCGGGGGCCCTGGCGAAACGGGAGCGGGTGGTCCAGCTCGAGGACGGCGGCTCGGTCGTCGTCCGGCGCTGGAACTGGGCGCGCGAGCAGGCGGCGCTAGATCTCGTGATGAGCCTGATCGGGAAGGTCGACTGGAAGGAGCTCTCGGGCGGCGACCCCTTCGCGTCGGCCGCTTCCATGATGCGCGTGGTCGGGAGGCACCTTGCGGACCTGGTGAAGCTCTCGATGAGCCCCGACGACTTCGCCGGCTGGGACGACATGGCCCCGATCGATCGCGCCACGATCTTCGAGGCGATCTTCGACCTGAATCGGATCGGGGATTACGCAAAAAAAGTCAAGGGGGCCCTGAGCAAGTTCAAGTCCGGCCCGGCCAACGGACAGAACGGCTCTCCATAGAGAGCGCCCTGGGCCTCCTGGCATCCCGTGGTATCTGCAGCCTGGCCGAGGTCCTCGACTGGAATGGATCCTGGACGAGGGAGTTGATCGAGCTCATGGTTCCCGTGGCGATCGAGCAGCAGGCGGAGGAAGCCCGCCTCCAGTTCGCCGCCGTGCAGGCGGCCGCAGGGAGCCTCTTCTCCAAGGAGGCGCCCAAGGCCTTCCTCGACAGCATCGAGAAGATCCGCGACGCCGCGCGCAGCTCGCAGGCGGGCGCGCGCGGGCCCGCGAGCCGGGGCGCCGCGGCCGCGGAAACTCTGATCTCCGGCTTCGCCCAGGCGGGCATCAGGCTCGGGAGGAAGAGGTGAGACTAGCGTTCATCATCGCCTCTGTCGTCTTCAACGTCTGTTCGGGCTTCCAGGACTCGGATGATCCAATGTGGCGCAAGCCCCGGAGTGAATGCGGGGCCTACTGGCTGCAGGATGTAATCGCCGGGGGCGGGCGGCTGGAAGGACAGATGCGAAGTCAACATGAGTGGGGCGGAAAGGTCTGTCCCAAGCGCGGGGCGCAGAATGGGAGGGGAAAAGAACGTCTCAGCTCGGATGAACTGGCCGGAGCGGATCTCGTCAGCCATTTCATTGAGGATCAAGATCCGGTTGTCCTTGGTGAAGTTGTAGTCCGCGGAGGTCCAGGCCCGGATGTAGACGGTAATCGGGATTCCATATTTTGCATCCGGAAATGGCAGTGGATCCGCCAGGATGGCTTCGGCGTTCAACTCCCGGTTCTCACCGCGCGAGATCTTTCGAGCCACAACCATCCAGTCGATTCGCACGCCTGGAATGGTCGCTCGAGTGGCGAGCTCGAGTCAACGGTCGCGCTTGTCGCGCAATTCTTCGATCTTGCGACGCGCAGCCTCGTCCGCTTCCTTTTTGGCGGCGGCCCTGCGCGCCTTTCCCTCCGGCGTATTCCACTCGGCTCGAACCTTCCGCATCTCCTCCATGTGCTTCGGGATGCAGGTCTCCATGTCACACCAAGCTGGATCCGTGGACTGGTCGGCGAAATCTCGATGCCACCGGAAGGACTCCATCCATCGGATCTGCTCGAGGAGCGCGCGGGAGTCGTCCGCAGGCTTCTCGGATTGCAGGGCCGAGGTAGTGGTTGGAATGGCGATCGCGAGCACCAGAAGTCCAAGGGTACCGATTACCGCTTTCATCCCACGCCTCCTTTCGAGCACTGCGAAGTATACGACTGTTTGAACTTCATGGTGACCCGTGGCTGAAGAATTTCAAGCCGGTTCCGTCGTCGTCGAGCTCAAGGCTCAAATCGAGAGCCTCCGGAAAGGTGTCACCGAGGCCAAGTCGGTCATGGAGCGGCTTGGGCGGGGCGTCCAGACCGCTGCCGGCACCATCAACCGGGCCGGTCAGCAAATGACCCAGACCTTCGACGTGGTCGAAAAGAGGACCCTCAGGTTTGCCGCTCGAGTGGCGACGCTCACCAATCGACTCCTCGGTCTCCAGGTCGTCATGAACAACTTCGGCAGCCGAATCCAAGGCGGGGCCTTCGGACGTCCGTTACAGGTCGCCACCGATGCGCTTACCACTTTCGCCGGCATCGTGTCAGTCTTCCCCAATAAGATCGGTGTCGCGGTCGGCGTGCTCGCAGCGTTGGGCACCGTTCTGGCAAATCTCCTTGGTCCGACGGAGGCTCAGCGGAAGGAGATCGAGCGACTGGGGCAGGAGATTGAGGATCTCGCCAAGGCGCGTCGGGCTCTCGAAACGGCCGCCACCCGAGGGGCTGAGGACAAGAAACTGCGCGATGAATTCCGCATCGGCAACTTCGGAGAGCGTTTCGAGAAGGAGAACCGAGACCTTGAGGCCACCCTCAAGGAACGTGAGCGCCTGATTCAGAAGATGATCCTCCTTACGGAGGAGATCGACAAGCGAGCGGCGGCGGCCGGAACGTTAGAGGGCGCGGAGGCGCTAATTCTCCAGCTTGGTCAGGAGCGAGTCGAGACCGTCAGCGCCCTCGCCGAAATCAACCGCATCGCTCAGGACCAGCAGCTCGCGAAAGCGCTCCGGGACGCGCGCACCGAGCTCGCTGACCTGAACAAGGAGCTCGGTGCGGGTCGCTCCACGGCGGACCTCTTCTTCCGGACCGGACTGCTCGATCCGATCTCCCGCCTGCGCGCGGAAGTCAGCATCACCGAGAAGGAGCTGACCACACTGATCGAACTGCAGCGCAAGCTGGAGGCGATCAAGCCCGGCGCCGGCGCAGAGCTCTCCACCAGCATCGGAACCGCCACGGACGCGGTTCGGCGGGCCCGCGCGGAGGTCGTGCGCGCGGAAGAGGTCGACCGCATGGCGACGAACTTCTCCTCCGCCATCGGCCAGGGCATCGTCGACGGGATCCTGGCGGGCGAGTCCGCCCTAGAGACGCTCGCCGGTGTGGGCAAGAACCTCTTCGAGAACTTCCTGCGCGACAGCGTGAACCAGTTCCAGACGTGGATGACCGACGCCTTCAAGGCAATCACGGGCGTCGCCGGTGCCGAGTTCGGGGCCCTCTTCGGGGCGCTCGCCGGCGTCGCCGGGTTCTTCCTCTCAAAGAAGGGGGAGGAGAGCGCGCGGGAAACCTTCAACAACGTGCGGTCCAACATCGAGAGCTCACAGCAGGTCCGCGGCGTGGTCGCGGGTCCGACGAACGTGGCGATCGCGGCCGTCGGCGAGAACATCTCCCGCGCGTTCGAGCCCTCGAGGCAGCTGCTCGCGGCGATCCTCGAGCAGATCCGGCAGATCAACCAGAAGACCGGCCGCGGCGGCGGCATCGGCGGATTCCCCGCGGTGACGGCCCCCACGACATAGGAGAGAGCGATGAGCACCTACAGCTTAGTGCGTCGGGGAGTGATCAGCCTGACCTCGGCCGATGCCGGCACGTCTAAGGACGTCGACATTTCCGGCGCCGTCAAGACCGGATCGGCGATCGTGGTCTCGAGCATCCGCTCGAATCGGAAGCCGGTCAAGGTCCAGCGCGGCCAGATCGCCGTGACGGAGGCCGCGACCTCCCCCGCAAACGCCGCAATCACCGCCGTCGCGGCGCTCGCCCAGGCCTACGTCGTCGCCACCGTGCGCGAGAAGCGAGCGGGAGGGATCGGCGCGACCGTGAAGCTCTCCGCGGTCGACCAGGTGCGCCTCGAGTGGCTGGGGGGCGCCCTGGGCGCCGGCGAGGACATCGTGGCGGAATTCGAGGTGGTCGAACATCTCCTGACGCGCCAGGCCGCGACGATCCGGCTGCTCGACGTCGACACGGTCCGGGTCGAATGGGACACGGCGCTCGAGGCGGGCGAGACGATCACCGTCTCATACGAAGTCTATGACGTGGAGGACCTGGGCGACAGCCTCCAGGAGATCCTCTTCCGGCTCCAGAAGATGCTCGCCATCCAGGGCGAGAATTCCATCACCGACCTGCACACCTACGATGACGCCGGCAACCCCACGCAGTTCCGCGTCCGGGCGTTCGACACCAAGGACGACGCCGAGGCCGCGACGATTGACCTTCCCGCCGGCGACGCCCTCCAGGGCGGCGAACTCTCCCGGTACCTGGTCACCTTGGACTGGAGCACGGCGAAGAACCGGCCGCTCTCCATTCTATCGGTCCGCACGCATCTCCTGACACCCACGCCGGGGGTGAGCTAGGCATGTGGCGTCCGAACACCCTCCTGGGATTCCGCCCGGCCGGCTGGCCGCAGCTGGTCAATCCCCGCGTGCCGTTCTCGCGGCCGACACGGAATGCGGATCCCCGCCTGAACCCGGAGACGGGCGGCGGCCGTCGGATGACGCACCCGTACCTCGACGACATCGTCTACCCGGAGAACCCCACCCGGATCACGAACTTCGACTACGACCGGATCCGGAAGGTGCCCACGGTCCTGACCAAGACGGCCGGCGGGACGGCGGTCGCGCAGTTCCCCGAGTTCGCGGACGACGTCCCGATCACCGAGATCTGGGAGGCGAAGGACCTCTCCACGATCGTGGACCTCTACCGGCTCTTCCGGGAGTACCTGACGTCGACGCTGCCGACCGGGCGGTACATCGGCTGGCAGCCGCGGGACCTCTCTCCCTACAACTACTTCGTGGAGCTCCTGGACGTGCGCCTGGGCCAGGGCGAGGAGCACGTCGTCGAGGAGCTCGGCCACCGGGAGCCCTACATGATGCGCGAGTCGCTCCAGGTCCAGTTCAAGCTGATCCAGGAGGCCAAGGCGCCCGCCGGCGCCATGGTGTTCCTCGGGCTCTGAAAGCTTCTGCAGTCGTCTGCACTCGAGAGGAGGTGATCGGAATGGTGCAGGTGAAGTTGGGCCAGCAGGTCACGTACGTGGATCCGTCGGGCAAGGCGTGCCCGGCGATCGTGACCGCCGCCTGGTCGTGGACGACCGTGAACGTCGTCTTCGTGAGCCCGGAGGCCTCGAAGACGGACAGCTACGGCCGCCAGATCGAGCGGGCCACGTCGGTGGCGCACGCCTCGACGCCGGGGCGCGCGTTCGGGAACTACTGGTACGCCGAAAGCGCCGACGAGAAAGTCGACGCGGGCTATCAGCCCGACCCCAAGATGTAGGCGCCGGCCCCTCACGCGGGAACCGATGAGGGACCTGCCGCGGGGCCCCTTGGAGAGAGACGGATGATTATTCAGTCGCATGGCGGCCAGCCCACCCCGGACCACGCTCGGATCCACCGCGCCGGCGAGCCGCGGCTCCGGCATCCGATCCCCGCCCTGGTCAACGCCGTCGAGAACGCGAACCTCGTCGTCAACAAGCAGGCGGGGACGCTCAACCGCGGGGGCTCGCACCCGGGGAACCCGATCCTCTCGGGTCTCGGGGTTCGCGCCCAGCTGGGCATCGGAACCGCCGATCGGCTCCTGGGTGTCTACCTCTTCCAGGACCGCGGCCAGCTCGGCAACAACCTGATCAGCCAGGTCGCCCACGGGCCCCTCTTCGCGACGCTCGACTTCCAGGCGGGAAGCGGCCAGACGGTCGCCGGCACGCCGGCTACGGGAGCGAAGAAGAACTTCCTCCGCTGGCAGACGAAGGCCGGCGCCGCGGAGCGCGAGTTCTGGATCAAGTCCTACGACTACGACGTCGTGGCGGTAAAGCAGCTCCCCTGCCTCGATCCGGAGACGCTCGACCCGGTCGAGATCGAGGCGGAGATCATGAACCCGGGCAACCCCTGGCTCGATCTCCCGATCGACTTCATGGTGTCGTGGAACGACGAGTTCCAAGTCCTCCACCGGCGCGCCGACGGGGACGAGGAGGTCGGGTTCCTCAAGGCCTACGGCGGGGCGAAGTTCGTCTCGTTCTTCGACACCACGCCCGGGACGGAAGGCGTGGGGGTCGAGGTCAACCCCGTCACGCAGGACGTCATCTACAACCGCCACAAGATCCAGGTCCAGAACACGGTCGGCCTGAAGGAGATCACCGTCCGGTTCCGGTCGAAGGAGGGCTCGCTCTACTTCGTCGACGTCAATATTCTTGTGCGAGTTGTGGACCAGGAAGAAACCTGCGTCAAGCCATCAGTAGAGGGCTGCACTGCGCTCTATCTTAAGGCCGGGACTGCGCTCCCGGCCGGTCTCCCAAATGCGCCGAGTGTCCCGGACGTCCAGGTTACGGAAGGGACCGAGGATGAGCCCCTCGACCAGGACCTGCTCTTCGTCACAATCAGGTCGGCGACGGCCGGGGGGGCTCCCAAGCTGCGCGTCCGGAAGTGGAAGTACGTCCAGTCCGCGGCCGCGCTCGCTGGCGCGGTAATGGTCCAGGTGGGCAACGACGAGGACTATCTCCCGCTCAGCTCGGGCTCTTCGACCCCGGATGAGGATCCGCCCTACCAGGCGCCGAAGCGTTTGACGGTTGCGTTCTCGGTTAGCCAGCTCTCTGCGGACTTGGTCGCCTTCCTTACCGTGCAGGCCTTGGACGCCCCGTCGCTCTCGGAGCCAATCCTAATCGCAGCCGCACGGGCGCGGGATATTTCATACCTGCCTGCCGGCTCAGTTGGGGGAGGTCCAGTATGCGGCTATTGATTTTTCGGGCGGCGGTTGTTGCGTCGATTATTGGCTTGCTGTTTCGGAGTGGCCCAGCGGACATTCCCAGGCTCGTAATGGCGTTCGTTATCGATCCGATCGATCTGATGGCGGCGAGACGGCCTCAGTCCGACGTGGCGGAAGAAGCAAGCGAAGGACTTGCGCCACGCCACATGTATTCTGATTCCGGCAGCGCCATATCGGGCGAAGCTGCGATGCTCCGGATTCTCGCAACGCTGGATGATTCCCCTCCAAACCCTGTATTCCGCCTTTCTGGACCTACCGTGCGTTCGGTTGGCGAATCCCCGCTTGCGAGCGATTCCTCTTCTGATGCAGCCACAGCTACGCGTTCTCCGGCCGATGAGGTTTGCAGAGAGCGCGTGGATCTTTCTGCCGCATCGGCATCGGCACAGGTAGTAGGTTCCATTCACCGTCGGTCTCGAGCCGAGCGCCTTCACAACAGTCAGTCTAGACATCCTTGCGCCAGGGGAGAGCTTGAGTCGACTCGGAAACCTAACCGGCCGGTAGGTGATCATCGACTCCTCAATATATCACGAAGAGACTGCCGATGGTAGTTGGCGGTCGTCCCCTCGTCACGGTCGTCTGCCCGACCTACGGCCGGCCGCAGTTCGTCGAGCAGGCGGTCCGCCTGTTCCTCGCGCAGACGTGGACGCGGTCGGAGCTGATCGTTATCGACGACTCGCCCAAGGACCTCCAGTGCTCGATTGCCTCGAGCCCGCGCGTCAAGGTCGTCCGCCTCGACCACAAGGTGACCCTGGGGGAAAAGCACAACCTGGGGCACGAGCTCGGCCAGGGCGACGTCTTCGCCTACCAGGATGACGACGATTTCTTCGGGCCGCGGCGTTTGGTGAAGCAGCTCGAGCCGATCGTCCTCGAGGAGGTCGAGGTCGTGGGGATGCTCCGGGACTACGTCCTGGTCCTCCCGACCTGCAGCTGGTTCAAGTTCAACTACGCGCCCCTGCCGGCGAAGGCCTGGATCGGGAACGGCCTGGCCAACTTCAAGCTCCCGTTCCACGACGGGACCGCGATGTACACCCGGCACGCCGCAGAGCTCGGCGTGGTCCACCCCGCGCTCGACATGAACCAGAAGGTCCAGTTTCTCAACGGCCTTGCGGACCTGGGCGTGCGGTGGAAGGCGATCCCCACGGAGCAGCATTTCGTCTACGTGCGCCACGGCAGGAACACCTGGCAGTTCAACGAACAGCGGCGCCTGGTGCCCACCGGCCGGCCGCACTGGTTCACCACGACGATGCAGGCCTGGTACGAGGGGAGGGCCGCCTGATGGCTCGCGCGCTCCTGCCCGGCTCCAGGCTGAACGAGATCTCGGGCTCCCTCAAGCGCTACCCGGGCTTCCAGGTCCTCGTCTGGGATCCCGATTTCGTCAGCATCAACGAGGTGGCCGCCGGGACCGTCCAGGAGGCTCCGCTTGACATCACGGATTGGGTCCTGTCCGTGCGGTACCAGGAGAACATCGGATTCGAGAATGGCGACGACCCCACTTTCCCGAGTGTGACGATCACGTTCCGCCGCGTGCCCGGGCGGATCTTCCGGGAGGGGTGGATCGCAGACCGAGTCATCGTCCGGGTCCTGCAGGGGGACCTCCGGGTGAAGCGGGACGAATGGCTCCCGATCTTCACGGGCACCTTCCGCGGCCGCGCCGGCAACAACCCGGGGACGCGGGCGGACCTGTCCGAAGGCCTCGAGGCGACCGCCTACGGCCGGGAGGAACGGTACCTCAACCTCCAGGTCACCACGGAGAAGTTCCCCCAGAACACCGACGTGGGCGAGATCGCCTTCGAGATCGCCCGGACCCACATGGACCTCGGCCAGGACGAAATCCTTTTCGGCGCGCAGGGCTACCGCTCGCAGCACGTCTCGAACCAGATTGTGGAGCTCCCCGCCCTTGAGGCGCTCTACCAGTGCCTGTTCCCGGTGGGGAAGAAGCCGAAGTTCGACTCCACGGGGCGCCTGGTCGCCGTCGACGTGAACCTCGACAAGCCGGCCGCGCGGATCTTCTCCGCCGGCGACCTGACGATCGCCTCCAAGGTGGCCAGTCCGAACGACGTCGAGGTGGCGAACCACGTCATCCTCCGAGGCCTCGACCACACGCTCTCGAAGGTGATCCAGGAGGCGCAACTCCTGGTCGAGCTCGACGTCACGACGGGCTTCTTCGACAGCGAGTTCGAGCGCCGTGTTTTCTACTCGCAGGACCACAGTCAGCGGGCCCAGGACACGTACGTGGTCGAGAAGAAGCGGATCCGGTGGAGCGATTCCACCTGGACGGAGAAGGATGAGTTCTCCGGGGTCCTCGAGATCGACACGAGGTACCTGCGGAACGTCCGGGCGATCATCTTCGTGGCCTGGCTCGCGACCCAGATCTTCGTCGCGATCATCGACCTCTTCTTCCAGGGCGAGGGCGCGGCTTCGATCATCACGACCATCTTCGGCATCAACGTCACCCTGGCGACGCTGCGCTTCATCCTGCAGATGGCCTCGATCGTGACGCTCGCCCTGCTCCTTTGGGCCATGAACTTCATCGGCCGAGGCCACTATCAGGTCTGGGGCAAGCGCTTCGAGTTCGTCTACCAGGAGCTCGTCAGCGATGCCCGCCTGGTCGGCCTCCTGCCGGAGGAGCTGCGCCTGGTCGAGTACCGGAACGACTTCCTCTCGACGATGGAGGTCCTCGACGCGCGCGCGAAGGACCTGCTCCGCCGCGAGCTCGTGAAGAACCAGCTCCACGAGATCACGCTGGTCGACGACCTCCTCCTCGAGGTCGACGACATCATCGAGGACCAGGCCGGCAGCCGGTACTACATCCTCTCGGTGGACAAGGAGCTCCGGCGCGGCGCCGCGCCGCTCATGACCCTGACCACCTGGAAGGTGTGGGATGCAGAGACGGCCGCGATCGAGGCCGCGGCCACGGGGGCGGAAGCATGAGCCTGCTCGTCATGCGTCTCGTCTCGGCCTACTCGATCGACGAGATCCGGGCCATCCCCCATGAGGATCGCCGACGGACCGAGGTGATCCTGCGGCCCTCCAACGAGCGGTACCTCTTCGACCCCGCCAGCACGGAAGAGGATGACGGGGACGAAGTCCTCGAGCCTGACGACGCCGGCTGCACCTGCTGCGCGGAACAAGGCCGCTGGATCAAGGACTTCGACGAGGAGCCTGTCGGTTTCCCCACCGCCGATCTCCTCGGAACCCCGAACCAGGTCAGCCTCTCCGCGAGCGGCGAAGACGTCCTCGTGGGGGATACGGACATCACTCTCTCGCTCCCTCAGGACATCCACTCCGGAGCGAGCCCCACGTTCGCATCGCTCAGTCTGACGGCCGCGACGAACCAGATCGTCCTCGACAGCGACGCGATCCTGACCGGCACGATCACGATCGCCACCCTCACGGCTTCGAGAATCTGGACCTTGCCGGATGCGGACGGAACGCTTCTGATCGGATCAGGAGTCGCCGGCCAGGTCGCCTATTGGAGCGACGCGAACACGCTCGCGGGCGATGCGGGCCACACCTTCAACTCTGCGACCGGGCTAATGACTCTCGGCAAGAGCGGCGTGTCGGCAATCTTCCGCGTGTTTGCGTCCGACGGGGTGAAGTACACGCAGTTCTACGCGGACGGGATCAACAACAACGCGAGCAGGTCGTTCCAGTTCGGAGCGCAGGTCAGCGCGGTCGAGCCCTTGAACAGCGGCGGCGCGAACCTCGGCGGGTCCGGAGCCGAGTGGAAGGACATCTACGCCGTCGACGGCCTAGGGACGGCTTCGCTCACCTGGGCAAGCTCCAAATTGACGATCACGGCGACCCCTGGCGCTCAGCTCCGGCTGGCCTACGACGGGAGCAACTATACCGAGATCACGACGAACTCCTCTGGCCGGACCACCTTCACCAACACCGGCAACATCATGTTCTTCGATCAGACTTCCGCCGGTGGAACGACGACCTGGGGGGCGCTCAATCGAAGCACTGCGGCAGGCTCCAACTGCATGCTCCAGGTGTCCACGAACAGCGGGACGGCGGGCGACCCGTTCATTCTCTTCGAGATCGACGGCGTTTCCAACTGGACCATCGGCCCAAGAAACAGCGTCGGCGACGAGTTTAGGATCAGCCCTGGCGCGACTCTGGCGACGGCCCCGCATTTCACCATCGCCACGACCGGAGCCACCACGATCCACCAGTGGCTCAACGCCGGCACCGCCACCGCCGCGACCGCGCAGGGTCAGATTGCCTTCAGCGCGCAGACCTTTGGGCCGACGGGCGCTCTTGCTGCCACACCCACCTACAGCTTCGTGGGGAATACGAATACCGGCATTTACGGAATTGCTAGCGGCTTCCGCGCTAGCACGGCGGGTACGGGCCGTTTCCAGTGGAGCACGGCGGCTTACGTGGTTTCCTCGGACATCTACCTGGGGTGGATTGACACCACGTCCATGGAAACGGCCACGGTGCACGATGTCCGTCTCTACAGAGACGCCGCTGCGCAGCTCGCTCTTCGGAACGGCACCACGGCGGCGCAAAGTTTCTTCATCTACGAAACCTTTACCGACGCCTCCAACTACGCCCGCCTTCAGCTGACCACCCAGGCAGGGGACTACGGCCTCGTGACGACGGCGGCGGG